TCAGCGCTTCGGCGCGCTAGCATCTTCCAGGGAAGTGACCTTCCCGCGCCCAACGAAGTCGCACGAGGCAAAAACATGCTTCCCGCGATGTATGACCGCCCCCGTAAAATCGCTCCCATCGCGGGCGGCTTCACGTGCCGCAGACATGGCGATGGCCTTGCTGTCAGCCTCAATCATTACAGTCATTTCGATGGTTGCTTTGAATTTCGGCATGGCGCCGTCTCTCCTGTGTGTCGCCTAGGCGCAGTCAGCAGGGATAGCCGGGGCGCAGATCGTCCGGCCGCGACACCGTGTTGTGCCAAGTGCAGTCGTCGCCACGCTCGCAGCAGTCCGGGCACTTGAAGATATCGCCATGCTTGGCGCCGCTCTGGTGTGCGGCGAACAGGCCGTAGCTGTCGTGATGGTCCATCTCACAGCCGCATTCAGGGCATTCCATGTGAGCCTCCGTCAGCCGATGCGGACATATTCGGGCGGAAACCCGATGGAGCCGCCGCCGTCCTCGAACGACACAGCCACATGCTCGTCAGCGGTATTGGCGCCGTAGTCAAAGTCAACCACTCCAGCCTGCCCGTCCCGGTTTGGATTGTCGCAGCGATCCCACTTGCGACGGCGAAGCTCCGCCGCAGCGCCAGGGAGGATCACCGCACGCATTCCGGAACGGGCGTAGTCACATTCATGAGCCATATCGGCCTCCGTTGCTTCGCGATTTTCATAGTGTGCCATTGGCAAACCGCTTGCGTCAAGGGCTTTGATGTGCCATTGTCGTACTATCAAGTGCGCCATTGGCAGCGATCCGGTATCGCATTGGCAGACCGCGCCGCTGCCGCTAAATTGGGAGGTATGGATCACATGCAATTCGCCGCCTTCCTCGAAAGGCACCAACTGACACAGGTAGAGTTCGCCGCTTGGCTGGGCACCGAAAAGGGCACGGTCTGGCGTTGGACCCTGCCACCGGACGACAAGAACAGCCGCGCCGTGCCGCTGGGCATCCGGGCGTTCTGCATCGCCTACGACCTGATGTCGCCGCGGCTGCGTGACCAGCTCGTAAAGCGCCTCAAGTCAGGCGGTGCAGGCGTCCGCCGCGAGAAGGAGACGGGACATGAGTGAGGCGCAGATACCGACCGCCTTCCCTGTCGGTCATTTCATCCGTGACGAGCTGGCCGCACGCGGCTGGTCCGTGACTGACTTCGTGATCCGCATGTTCCCGATCCAGTCATTCGAAGCCAGAGCGCAGAGCCTCCTATCGGTCAACCTCCTGCTGAACGTGACCGACCCGCGCCTTCGGATGGGGAAGATGGCGGGGCCGATGGCGAAGGCGCTTGGCGTCTCGACCGAGTTCCTGCTGAACCTTGAGGCTGCGTATGTGTCCGCCACCCACCCCGCAGAGGCAGCGCGTCTGCCCTCTGCCACCGACACCGGAGAGCCAGCATGAGCAAGGAAGACGACGCCATCATCCAGGCCGCCAAAGCCGCCTATGCGCAAGGCCGAGACGCCTTTGCCGTTTGGTGGAACGCCGCAGGACGCGACAGCCGCACGCATGTGATCGACAGCGCGCGCCATCTGCTGTCCATCATCCGAAGCGTGGAGGACTGACCATGGGGCTTGATTGCTCACACGACGCCTTCCATGGAGCCTACAGCGCTTTCAACCGCTTCCGACAGACGGTGGCGCGGGCCATGGGCGGAAGCTTCCCGCCGCACTATGCCTATGGCATGGACAACCGGCCGATCCCGCAAGGCGAGTTCGGGCTAGTGGTTGACCCGTTGCGGGAGGATGGCATGTGGTATTGGGGGCGCGGATATGAAGCCGATACCCACCCCGGCCTCTACGAGTTCTTCACACACTCGGATTGCGACGGGGAGATCGCGCCTGACATGTGCCTCAAGGTGGCGGATGAGCTTGAAGCGTTGCTGTCTGACATCGAGCGCGTCTCTCCGTCAGAAGAGAACGGGCACATTGCCAGAGCCGGCGGGTACGTCGAAGTGACGAAGCGCTTTATTGCCGGGTGCCGCGCTGCCGCCGCCGCTGGTGAGCCGCTGACATTCGGGTGATGCGATAGCCCGGCGCTACCTGACGGACTGGAGAAGCAATCATGAGCATCGAACTGGACTGGCAGCCGAGCAACCGGGACAAGGTGATGACGCCGCGGTCCCGTTCGGCATGGTGCCGTTGTGATGGGAACCACATCCACGATGGCGAGCGGTGCGAGGTGTGCGGCCGGCGCAGCCCAAAGCGCAGGCTGAAGATGAACCGGCGGAATGCCACACTGGTAGAGCATTCCTGTTTCTAGGCACACGACTGCTTCCGCTAAGACCGGCGCACCCCAGACCAGTTCCAGGGTATATCGCCAAGCGGGATGGGCCACATAGTTCTCAGGCCGTCTATACCAGGGATTGTCTATGCCGATGCCCCTGAGAGACACCGCCGCGACCAACCGGACCGGCTCCATGAATATCCCCCATGGCGGGTACTATCGCGCCGTATAAAGACCCCTGCTTTGGTTGCCCCGCTATGCCGCAAGCAACCGGGTCGGAAGCCTCGATCCTAGAGTGAAGTGCCCCGACGGCCATTCCAGTTGTTGACCGAACCGAAAACGGTGAGGAGCCCAACATCCGGAATAGACGGGTCGCATTAGAAATGCTAATGTCCAAACTCGGAACACTGGTTGGAACGGCCCCTACCCACCAACCAGATACGCGCCGCGCCGGGAATTCCACCTCCCTGCGCGGCGTTTCCATTTTAGCAAAATGCCGCGTAAAGTTCAACGTTCGTTCTGGTTTTTGGGTTCGCGACTCGGCGCCCATCCTGCGTGAACATGCCGAAAATTGCGCGGCCATGCGTCTTGGCGGTTGAGCGGATCAGGCGGTCGCGCTATAATGGGGGCGTTGCGGCGGCGTGGATTAGTACACGCCTTCGGGTCTGGTGGTTCGCCCTTTGTGCGAGGGAGAGGGAAGGCCAGACATGCGAAAGAACCGAAGCCTTCGGATTTAATCCGACACAGCCGGTAACCAGTCCGGCCCGCAACACGTTCCACATCATCGCTTGGCGGGTGGTGTGTGTCCTAGAGACAGCCAAGCGGACTGCGTTTGTGGACCTTAGCCGTGAGGCTCTGGCGTGAAGCGGCGCAGAGGCAGACGACACCGGTGAGTAGCCAGGGCTTACCCAGACGAAAGCCGGGCCTGACAGCCGGGAAAGACCGGCACACAGTTTGCCCAGCGATGGGCTCAGAGTTGCGGCGCTTAGGGGCTTCGGCCCTTGGTCAACTGAGACCGGGCATCGCCTGTTGACGGTGGGCGCCGCAAGCACATTGGACCAAGCGCCTCTGTCCTCTGGACAAGCCATTCCTCTGGAGTACCGGGGGAGATCGGAAGGAACGCCGGTCTGGTTCACATAGAGGGGAGCGTCGCGCGCCACTTTACCGACAGCGACAGGCGGGGCCGTCCTTTCACGGGGCGGCCCACGCCTCCCAGGCAGACACCCGCTGGCGCAGCATGTCGACGTACGATACCAGGGCATCACGCCCGGCCGGGTCGAGGCACGCCACGGAGGATGACGCCGGGGCGGAGAAGATAGCGCCCGGCGTTGGTATGGGCGCCACCAGCTCGGCCGGAGGCACGGCTCTCTCAATGACGGGCACCTTGACCACAGGCGTCTCCGTGGCGCATCCCGCGACCAGGAGAGCGGCGGCAAGGGCTACTTGGACACGAGCCATTGGTTGAGCTCCTGCACGGTCGCTGTGGAAGGCTTGGGACGTGGCTTCAGGACGGCCTTGGCGCGGTCGCTGGCGGCCTGTGACGCGGCCAGTGCATCGGCGCGCATGCGATCCACCGCGGCGTTCTGCTCGGCGATCGTCGCGTCTCTGGCGGCAATGGTGGCGTCACGCTGGGCCACGTCGGCTTTCAGGGACGAGCGATCCAGCCACAGGCCACCGACGACCAAGCCCATGATGACGGCCACCACTCCAGCCAAGCCAAAGCGGGAGCCGAGTAAGGAGGCAAGGAGGCTCATCGGCCGGCGTTCTCCTTGACCCTTCCGATGACCAAAACGCTCCACTCCAGGGCGCGGTACACCTTGCCGATTGCCGTTTCAGGCGGAGGGGTGGGAGTGGACGCCAGCACCGCCTTGACGACGATGGCGTAAAGGGTGGCATAGCCGAGCCATTCCATGAATGTGGCGTCCATTGTCGGTCTCCTAGGGCTTTGATATCGCTTGATAACCGGAATTCCGGTTAATGAAAATGCCGCCACGGACTGGCCGGGCGGCGGTCAAACTCGGAATTCCGGGCTTGGGTCAGGCAGAGAGAAAAAGCGCTCGCTCAGCGGCCCGTCTCCGCTCCAGTCCGGGCATCACCTTCCCTGCCGCCTTTCGCCAGACAAGGAACTGATCCGCCACGCTCTCCTTGCTGGCGCCGGAGTTCCACAGTCGGACCAAGGTGGAGTTGGCGAAGTTGGTGGCGCCGATGTTGTAGGCTAGCGAGATGGCCGCCCCGATCTGGGCATCTGTCGCCGGCACAGTGACTGCCTTCACAACCGCGGCGGCCTTCTCCGCCACTTCCTGCGCCAGACGGGCATCGGCCTCAGCCTGTGTCCAGATCGTGCCGGGTGAGATGTCCTTGCCGGTGGAGCCAAAGCCGATGGTCCAGGGAGCGCCGCCGGTTGCCGGATCGGGATAGGCACGCAGCCTACCGTCGGGCATCCGCTTCTCGCACCCCTCGAATTGCTTAATGATGGCGCACGCATTCGCGATTGCGCCGGGAGTGATGGTCACCAAAGTTCAGGCCCTCCATGAAAAAGGCCGCTCTCTGGCGGCCTGTAGGGTTGGAGTGTTGTCGCGGTTAGGCGGCTTTTGCCTCAAGTTCCTGAACGCGGACCGTCAGCTCTTGCACCGCCCGGATCAGCGGGGCTATTAGCTGGTCAGGTCGCAAGCCCTGCCGACTATCGGGGTTGGACGGGTCGTCCTGCGTCCACATGGCGTAATCTGTGCCGGGCGGCAGCGCGGCGCGTACATCCTGCGCCAGCAAGCCGAGATGCTTGCGGCGCCCTTCGCGTGGCGTGACGACGTAGCGGTACTGCGGCTCCCGTACGATGCGCTCGGGCGCGAGAACGGTGCCGTCCTCCGCGACCACGGCAGGTATCACCGCTTCCATGTGCCCGTCTTCGACGCGCTCCACGTCCTGCCCGCCGACGATCCACCGGTATTCCTTCGGGCGCAGCGCAAGCACGAAGTCCAGGCCGAGCGGGCAATCGACGATATCGGTCTTTTCCCTCATGTCGCAGGTGTTGATGGCGCCCGTGGCGGAGTACACCGTGTCGTAGCGGAACGTGGCAGTGCCGAGCGAATACGCGTTGTCGGCCGCCGGCATCCATGTGGCGGCGATGGCTGCGTTGCCGCCAGACACGCCCAAGATCGGGCTGCCGCCGGCACTGCCGGCCACCGTCCAATACCGATCGGCGCCGGCCACGTAATTGACGCGCATCTGATCGATGCCGCCGGCCTGGAGATGAACCGAGAACCCGCCCAGACTGGAGAGGCCGAGGCCGGCATTGACCCCTAGCGCTGGGATGATCCGGGGGAAGCTGCCGAGAAGGCCGGCGCTCTGCACCTCCAGCCCCCCGACGCCATCGGACCCGAGCGCCAGCTTGCCGGTGGCGACCACGGTTGCGGCCGATCCGCTGGCGGCTGGAGTGAGCGTCAGCGGGTTGGCATAGGCGCCACCCTTGCCGCCAACGCTGACGACGCTGTCCGTCTCGACAGGACCCGTGGTCCCTACCTTCGCGCCGCCCTCCGTGGTGGAGATGGAGCGGCCCCCGATGTTGATTGCTGCTGTCGCGGCCATTACACACCTGCGCCGTTGATGTCGATGCTCACGTATTTCCACGAAATGTTCGGCAGCCCGCTGTAGACCCAGCAGGCGCCCGACGGATCGAGTTGGACGCTACCGGACGCCGCGCACATGACGCCCTCAATGGCGCAATAGATCGGCGCCGCGCCAAATTTGATCCCGGTCAACTCATTGGACCGGATGGCCAGCGGTGTCCCGCAGGCGCCGGCCTGCCCAATGCCCTCAAATTGCGCGTCCAACCACCGGACCTCCGGGCAGAGCGCGCCGTTGGTGTCTTGGTAGATGTCAACCCGCGTGGAGTAGAGGCCCAAGCCATCGGCAGCGCTTGGCGTCGTGTAGTCGACGGTATTGAAGCTGAGCGGCGTGAATTTCCGATCGAAGAAGATGCGGCCTGCGCTGGGATAATAGGCGCCCTCGTCCATTGCCGGGCCGTATGCAATCATCGGCTTGGCGACGTAATACACATCACCGCTTGCGCCGATGGTCTCCAGCCATGCCGTGACCGAAGCAGCGTCAGCCGGGATCGTGGCGCTCACGCTCAGCCACTGGTAATCCGATGTCGCCGGAGCCGGGTCGCTATAGGTGATGGTGGCGCCGTCGCTGATTGCGAGCCGCCACGTGCCTGTACCACCGCGCAAAGCCTGCTTGACGGCCATCCCAAAGGCCACCTGCCGCCCCCGGTATAGGTCCAGGGACTGCGCCGGGGATGCGCACGCGAAAATTTCCGCTGATGCGCTGCCCTTGCGCAGGCCAATCTGGTACTTCGACCCCGCCCGCCGGTTGGCGGCATGCACATCCCGCCACATCTTGATGGTGGTGCTTTTGGCCCATCCATCCGGCCCGTCGCCGGAGACGCCGACCGTATCACCCGGCGTCACCATCGTTGCAGTGCACGCTGCCGACGACGCGGGGGATCGCCCCAGGGGCAACCTGATCTTGAAGCTGGTGGGGGTCACCTCATAGGCGCGCAAGCTGAAGGTGTTGACCGTCGTCCCATCGGATTGCGTGCAGTAGCGCATGGCCGCATCGGCAGGCGCGGCGAAGCGCACCAGCATGCCGTCCACCAGACCCTGCGTATCGCTGGCGCTGACCGTCACCTCGTTGCTGCCCGTGGTGTAGCTGCTGACGCTGATCGTCCCCATGGTTCCGGTTCCCGCGACGTCCGGCATCGTCACGGGGTCGAAGCCGGTCATCACGAGCCAACTGCTGTTTTGAGCTAGGTTCGGCGCCGGCCTGTTGGCGATCTGGAGATACCGCGCATCGCCATTGATCGGGGCTGCGGACAGGGCAATGGTCCAAGCCGATGCACTTCCAGAGCCGCCATAGTCGGCATCCCCAACGGAAATGGTAAGCGTCGGGTCGCTGAATGCCGTCACCTGACCAATCATGTAGACGGTCGGGTCACTGGTCTTGTAGGCCATGACGTAGGAGCCGACAGCGAAGCTCTTGCCGTTGGCGCTTAGCGTGAAGGTCTTCGTTCCCGCCCCGACCGTTACCGTGCTGGTGCTGGTCGCAATGAAGCGATCACTAACGGCATCGTAGTCGGTCACAAGCTGCTGGAAGAAGTCTTCCATCTGGTCGACATATTCTTCGTTCTCGCGCTCGATAAGAGCATCAAGCTTTTCTTGCAAAGTCGTCATGATTGCTCCTTACGGCACGAGTTCGCGAGCGGACAACGTGGTGTCAAAGCGCTCGAAGAATGGGTTTCCGGTTGCCGCCGTCTCTGATAGGACGCCGTAGATGCTGGTCGCGTAGGCGCGCTGGGCGCTCCACTGATCCTCAGGAAAAGCCGAGACGATCAAATCCTTGCTCTTGCCAAGCTGCTTCTTCATCCGGTCCATTGCGCCGAAAGCAGCTTCTGGCGACATGGCCGGGAACTTTCCGTTCATCAGGCGGAACCGCGGTCGCGAAACAGTGAAGATCGACCGTTCAGTGTCAGAAATCTGCGACGGGTCATTCCATGTGTAGGACCAGCCGGCCTCGAAGCCGTATTCGTCGATGTACTGGCGACCGACAAACAGGCGCCCGGCTTGGATGTATCCGGCGGCAAGGGTTGGGTTTTTGAAGGTGAACCGCGTGTATCTGCCTTTGAGCTTCTTCGGCGCCAGGAATGTCCGGATCGCTTGGTTGCGCTGCGGGTCGTCCATGCGTGGATATCCGCCAAGCGACCACCCGAACGGGTCATACCCAAGCCCGGCTTCCGGCATGATGGCCCGCTTCGTCTCATCAAACAGCACGTCGGTAAAGCCGGCATCCGTAGCGAACTGGACGCGGATCGTTCCGCGACCATTCATGTTCTGGTTCACCACGGCGAACGCATCGACGAACTGCTTTGAGCCAAGGTCCACCGTAACGGTTTCCTCAACGCATCCCGACGCGCGCCAGACCTTTCCGGGCTGCATGTTCTTCAAGTTGTAGACTGGTATTAGCTGAGACGATGCGGATACGGTTGCGGTATCAATGAGGTTGCCGTACAGCGTATATCCGGTATTTGCCGCCACGATCACCCCCACAGCGTAAGAGAAACTGAACTCGTCCGCGCGCTTTCATCTAGGCCGATGATGACGAGCGACCTATTTATACCATTGATCTCGCTGTCTAGCCACACTTCGTCATTGAGTTCCAATGCGAATGGCTGCGTCTGCATTTGAAGCGTGACTTTGACGCGCGGCACGCCGAACAGGTCGCGACGCCGCAGAGCTTCCGCCGCAGCGTCGGCGCGTTGGTCGATGGCTGTGTCAGATCGCAACGGCTTGGACAGCAAGTTGCGGGCCTGTGTCGTGGCTTGGACAGATGCTTCCACCCGGTATTCGGACAGCATGAAGGATCGGCGGTCAGTGCTGATGAACTGCTGATCGAGTTGTGAAGCGTTGACCTGTCCCGTCCAGTTGCGGGCGTAGCCGATTTCCCACCGGTAAGGCGGGGACGGCACCGGCTCCACCTTCAGGCTGCCCGGCTCGATGTCTTGGTCATCAATCACCAGGGCAATCGTCGGGTCAGTCGCGCTCGTGGCGGCCGGCTCACGCAGGCGCCCCACCGTCAGCAAGCCGCGGCGGGTGGATGAGTAGTAGCCGCCGACCGATGGCACCAGATAGTCAAGCACCTGGAGGGCCGTCGTCGTTTCGGTCAGGTACATGCCAACCGCAGACGATGCCGCCGCCCCGAACGCAGCGAAGGCCGATGCATCTAGGCGCGAGATGTCGATGCCCAGCCGATCCGTTATGATCCATTCGCAGATCGTCGCCGCCACGCTGGAGCCCGACGCAGCCGCGCCGACACAATCCACGGCAAGGCCATAGACTGGCGCCGTCGCCACCCTAATCCGGCCGGCGGCAAGGTCTGTGTAGACCTTCCCCGGCTCTGGCGGATTGCTGGCGGTCGGCGGAATGCGGACGCCGCCATCATAGACATCATAGACGACCGACAGGCCGGAATACGACAGATCATACCAGCCGTTGGCCGTATCGACCGGGACCGGGACCGCCGCACGGACGGTGCCGAGCACGTCGGGGCGCACCTTGTCTTTCAGGTCCGCCCCTCCATCAAATCCGCCCGTGCCTGGATAGGTGACGGTCTGCACCGGCTTATCGAGCAACGCCTGCAGATCAGCAATCGGCAGAGACAGCCCGCCGATGCCGCCGGATGGGGCGCCGGTAGCCGTACCGTTCAGCAAGACGACGTGATCCGAATACGCGGCCCCCTCCGGCCCCATGAGCACACGGAGAGACCGCCCGTCCCACCGCCCTGCCCGCCACGCTGCGAGCCGGCCGCTGTCTCGCAACAGGTCGTCAACCACGATTTCAATGGAGCCATAGGACGGCAGGGACGCCCCGCCGATGGCCCCATCCGAGTACATCTCACGCCTGATCTGCAGCGCGGCGGTCACCCGTCCTTCGTACTCTTGCGACGGCGCCGTGTCGGACGGGTCGAATGTCACGTCATGATTGGCAAGGTACTCCGTCACCTCTGACCCGTCGTCATCGTTCCAATACGTCGCTTCCACGAGGTATTGGTTGATGATGTTAGGGACGAAGAGGAACGACTGCCCCACCGTGCCGATGGCAGACGACGTGACAGCCGACACCGTGCGCGCGATGGAGCCACCAACGCCCGACGCGCCGCTGGCTGACGATGTGACAGCCCCGACCGTAGACGATATGGTGCCGCCGGCACCGACCGCGCCGGAGAGCGCGCCGGTAACCCCTCCGAGTGCCGCGGCGATGTCTCCGGATACAGCCATGTTACGCCCCCGGCATGGTCAAAACAGCGGAGTTGATCGCCACCGGAGCGCCGGAGACGATGCTTGTGCTGGTCAGGTTCAAGTCATTCGCCGTGGTGCCGACCGTGCCCTGCACCTTGGCCGTCCCGCCGGACGTGGTGATCCGGAAGAACGATGCCGTGCCGGTGGCGGAGGCATTGGTCGTGGTGATGGCGTTCAGCGTGAGCGCCCCGCCGGACGCCGCTGGGGCGAACGTGGCGGAGCACGGCAGGCTGACCAACAGGTTGTTGCCAGAAAGAGACGCCCCCACGCTTCCGGGGGGCGTGCCGTCGTAGATTTTCAGGAGGGCATTGCTGCCCACCTGAGAGGTGATGGCGTCAGCCATCGCGTTGCGCGTGGCTACGTCGAACTGGATAGCCATGGATGCTCCTTATTTGTAGGCAGCGCGCGGCTGCCGCTTTCCTTCGGTGTCCGAAAGCTGCTGACGCAGGCGGCGGTTTTCTTCCAAGAGAGCGGCGTTGGTCCGGCGGGCCTGCGCCAGTTCGGTTACCATCGCCTTGCCCAAGTCGGTCTGGTCTCGGTTCATGGCCTGGAGTTCGGACACGACCGCTTTCCAGCCCTGATCGGAGTTGGACGAGCCGCCGGACTGACCGCCGCGGAACGGCAGGACGTTGCCAGAGTAGCGGTCGTTCGCCGCGCCCCAGGTTCCGGCCCGCATGGCGTCCAGAGCCGGCCGGTAAGCCGCCGTCTGGTTCGCAGGCATGACGTACTCGCCGCCAGCCAGTTGGACCGCTCCACCCCCGGCCATGCGGGCTATGACGCTGTCCACGCCATAGATGCCGTTGCCGACGACGCCGCCGTTCTCGTAGCCGTGGCTTGCGCCCCATGCCTTCACAGCCGTCTCGAAAGCCGACTGCTTGTTGTAGGCCACGATCCACGGGTTGAGTTGGTCGATGCCGCCGGTGAAGCCGATGGACTTGCCGACCGACAGGTAGTCATCCGTCCCCATGTGGTTGGCGATAGACATGATGTCGTCGCCAGCACGGTAGCGGTAATTATTGCCAGCCTGCCCAAGCTTGGCGTCGGCAGTCTGTAGGACCTGCATAAGGACATCGCTGCCCTGCCGCTGCCCCCACCTCACCAGATCGCCCAAGTTCCCCGCATTCAGGCCAGACAGAACGGCGCTGATGTCCGTCTGGCTGGTCTGGTTTTGCAACTTGTCCAACATGGACTGTTGGACCGAGAGCGACTGTTGCAGCGTCGAGAGTTGCGACGCCTGTAGGCTGACCTGCCTAGTCGCCACGCTTTCCACGCCGCCAAGGCCATCTTGGACTTGGCCGACGATGCGGGCGTAGTCCTCGCTACTCGCGTAGTAGGCTTTGTTGGCCTGCAACGCCGCCTGAGCCAGGGATTGCACCTGACCGGCCGCGTCAACATCGCCCCCCTTGGCCTTGTCCACCGCCGCGAAGAACTGAGACAAGCTTTCGCTTGCCTTGTCCTTAGCGGAAAGCGGAGACAGGTCTCCGGTCAGCAGAGATGCGCGGAAGTTGCCAACGCTCGTCAGCAGGTTTTGCCACTGACTTTGCGCCGACTTCGCCACGTTGATCTGTTCATTCAGGTTGCTGATGTCTTCCTGAATGTTCTGCTGCCTGATCTGGCTAAACAGTTCCTCAAACCGCGTCGCCTGCTGTGTGGCAGTCGCCGCCGTCGTGATGCTGTTCGCCAACGTGGCGATGTCGCCGCCGAAGGTGCGGGCAACGTCGCCAAGCTGGTCTGTGGTCAGGGTCTTCAGCAGGCTCGTTAGGCTGGCGTTGTACAGGTCGTTGGCCTTCGCCGCCGGCTCTCCCACTGCCGCCAGAGACCGGGCGTTGGCGGACAGGTTGTCCATCAGGCCGTTGATCTGGTTGACGTAGCCCCTGCCATTCGCCTCGTTGATCTGCTGATCCAACGACTTGTTGAGGTTCGCGGCCACCCGCGCCCGCGTCTCCTTTTCGATCTGGTCCACATAGGTGACCATTGCCGGGTTGAGTTGGGCGTACGCATCCCGAGCGGCCTGGAACTGACCGGTCAGCGTCGCCATGTCCGTCTGGACTTGGGTGAAGTCCGGCGGGTTGCGGAGCTGGTCCAGATACGCCTTAAGCTGGTCGGTAGCCAAGTCCTTATAGGCACCGTCGATGCCCAGCTTCTTGGCGCGTTCCAGTTCCTCAAACATCGGCTTAAAGGACTCAGTCGTGGCCTTTTTCGCCGCGTCCGTGACGCCCGCCAACGTCTTGACCATTTCTTTGAGCGCTGTGTTGCCGGCGTCAATACCAGCGCCCAACGCCACGTCCTTGCCAAACTCTTCAGCGTCTTTGTTCTTGCTGTTGGTGATGGCCGCCAGCGTGTTCTTGCCACCGTCCTTCAACCCGCCTTGGTCGATGAGCGCGTAACGCATCAGCGCGCCGAAGTCGTCGCCGAACTTCTTGTAATCGACAGAGCCGGCGATGTAGTAGCCGTCTTTGGCGGTTTGACCAAATCCGAAGTCTTTGGTCAGCTTTCCGCCGCCGGCCGCCGCAGTTGTGAAGATAGACGAAATGTACTGTCCGAGAGCGCGCCCGGCCTCCGGGTCTCCTTCATTGTCAGTCAGAATGTTACCGTAGGTAGCGCTCTTTCCATTGCTGGAAATCGTCACGTCAGAGGATGCAGTCTTTCCGACGCTTGGCTTCTGAGTGCCGAGAAGGCCGCCCAAGAAGCCGGAGCCGCCGCCAAGGATCGCACCTAGCAACGTCCCGACGCCGGGGAAGAGGAAGGTGCCAGCCAGTGCGCCCGCACCAGCGCCACCGAGACCGCCAACCGCGCCACCAGCCAACTTGCTGTGGATGTTCAGCAGCGATGGCAGCATGGAGCCGACGCCAAAGCCGATGCCGGCCGCTCCGAGATAGGCGGATAGACCCGTGCCAGCAGACACGCCCGTGACCGATGGCGTTGCCGCCACGTTGGTCACGCCGCCCGGAACTGCCGCCACCCCGGCGCTACTGGCAAGCCCACCAGTGGCAGAGGTCAGGCCAGCGGAGCCGTACAGTGGAGTTCCCAGCCCAAGGGCAGAGTATCCCCAACTGTCGATAGCTGCGGTGATGCCGCCAGTCGGCAGGAACTTGCTGCCTAGAGACAGCGCTTGTCCGCCCAAGCCGCCCATGCCGCCGTTCTGGTTGGCAGCAGAGCCGCCGCCCATAGAGCCGAAGTCAAAGATCGTCGGGAGGTTGGAGCCGAATACCGCGTTCTTGATGGGGTTCAGCAACAACATCTTGGCCGCTAGGGTCTCGAACTCTGTCGCCAATCCCTTGACGGCGTTCTTCCAAGCGCTGGTAGCGTCACCTCCCTTCACAGCGGCATCAACGATGGACGAAAACGCCTGATCGCCGAACCGCTCCAGCTCCTGATAGGCCGCCTGCAACCGCTCTGTTTCGAGCGACTGCCGAGCGATGTTCTCGGCATTCGCGATATACGCCTGCCCTTCAGCCGACAGGGCGTCAATGTGCTGGTTCCGCAGGTAGACCAGCGCTTGCAGCCGGGCAATCTCCACCGCCCGCTGTTCAGCCGACGCCCCCATGAGACGCAACTGTGCCTGACCAAGCTCCAACTGGTCCTTCTGCTGTTGAATGGCCTGCGCCACCTGCTGCTTACGCTGCGCCCGCTCGTCGTCCAGGATGGCGGCGGTCTTCGCCTCGATGATCTTCCGCAGCTTCTCAGCCGCCTCACCGGAGGCGTTTTCGAGCGCGATGGTTTCGGCCAAGGTGCCAACCCGCACCTTCTCCGCCATCTCCGCCTTGTAAGCCGCGTCAACGCCTTCCATCGTGGCGTTGGCAACCGCCTCCCGACCAGCAACCTCCTGCTGATAGGTCTGGAGCGCCTGTGCCGACGTGGCAGCTTGCGTGGCCGCCCGCTCGTTCAGGATTTGCCGATAGCGCGCCTCAACATCAATGCCGGATTGCAGGCTGTCCAACTGCGCCTGACGCATCGCAGACGCACGCTCACCGGCCGCAGCCGACTGCATGTAGGCATCGGCCATGTTCAGGCTTTCGCGAGCCTGAATGGTGATCTGCGCCGTCTGGTCAGCAATGGACGCCGAAAGCTGGACGCGCGCCATGCGCTCGGCTTCAAGCTGGGCATTCTGCGCCGCTTGTGGTGACTTCCCGCCGTTGATCGCCGCTATGTATGCTTGCGCTCCAGCGACGGCAACCTGACGCGCCGCCCCAACCTTCTTCATCGCTTCCGCCAACAGGTCGTTGGCGTGCCGCAAGTCGGAAAGCTCTCCCAATTCCTTGGGGGTCATGCCGTCAACGGTGGACGGCTTTACGCCGGGGACAGGGGTGCCGGCGGGGGCTGATGGGTAGGACGACGACGGGCGATAGTTTCCAGTCAAAGCTCCCTCAGACGGCCCGCGAGGATTGCTGTTCAATGGCGCAATCTCGCCGCCAAGAGCGCCCTTTAGTCCAAACGTCGGGAACTCAGTGTTCAGCGGGTCTTTGATAAACCGCGCGACCCACTGAAGCCCTTCGGACATCTCCACCGCCACCTTGATGGTGATCGGATGGGTCGCCGCTGCGGTCGCCAGTTCGTCGTAGGAGGTCTTTAGGCCCTCCATTGCCTTCTGAGCCGGCCCAAGGCTATCTTGATGCAAACCCGCAAACTTCGCCTTCAGGCCATCAAGAACGATCTGAAGCGCCTGTCCGCGGTTCCCGTGCTCAAAGGCAGCTCTGGCGGCTTCATACTGCGCCAAAGACAGCGATTGAGTTTCTTCATAGGCCGCCTTGATCCCAGGAAGACCGGCGGTGAGATAGCCGACAGCCTTTTGAAACGCCTGCCCCGCGTCGCCAAACTTTACCGCCATGTCCGGCGCCAGATCGGCAATCTGCTTGATCTGAGAGGCATCAAGCGGTTGCTGAATGCTGGACACGCCAGAAAGGATGGTCACAGCATCGGAGCGCGACACGCCCTTTTGCTGCATGGTTTTAACCATCGCCTCAAGTTGGTCCGCCGTGACCTTGGCTTGGTCCCCGCCAGCCTTCAGCGCGACGTTGAACGCGCGCATTTCGGTCTGCGTCTGGATCAGCTTCAGGGCGATAGCGCCGATGGCCCCGGCCGCCAAAGCCGCAGGGGCAGCGAACGCAACCAAGGCGGTCGTGGATAGCCCGGCCCCCTTCGCCATCTCGACAAAAGCCGGCGCCGTCTGCGTCGTCTGCGTCAGCAGAACCTGCCCAACCGGCAGGCCGGCAGAGATAGACTGGAACGTGTTGATGATGCCGGAACGGAGGATTTGCTGGCTCTCGTACGACAGTTTGGTTGCAGTCGCAGATGAGGTCATGGCGGAACTGACGCGCTTGATAGCGTCTTCACCGGAAATTAGACCGGTTGTCAGTTGAAGCTGAATGTCGGACAGTTCTTTGGATTTTGCCGTCAGAATGGCAGCAGCAGACTTAGCTTTTTCACTTGCATCCGCATTGCTGGTCAGTTCTGCAGTCGCCGCCTGCATCGCCTTGCGGATCACCTCTTGAGTGTCGGCGATCTTCTTTTGCGCCGCATAGAGAGGGTCCATGGCAGTAAGCAAGCTTTCCAAAGCCGCTTTCTGCCCGCGCGTCGCCTTTGCCCCGTTGTCCAGCGTCGTTTGAACGACTTCGGTGCCATCGGCAAGGCGGACGATTTTCTGACCAAGGCTGTCGATAACCGCCGCCGCCGCATCGGCCTGTTGCCGGAGTTGAGATGCGTCAACAGTCAGAACTGTGACGATCTCGCGACGTTCGGTAGCCATGTGCGTCTCCATAGAAAAAGCCGCCACGGCGAACCGGGCGGCTAGTTCTTGTTGTTTGGGACTTCTTCAATCCCCATCATGTCAAAGAAACGATCCACGCTTTGTTTGATCGCTTTGGTGTCTATCTCACCACTTTCCGTAATTAGCGGATTTGATGTCGATTTTGGGTTCGGCATGATTGACAGCCATAGGCTATCCAATTCACGGATGACAGAGACTTCCCATGGAGATGGTCTGCGCCCCGTGAGACGCGACCAAGCCAGGATGTCTTGATAGGTAATCGGCGACGGCCCCATGCCGCCGCCTCTGGCGTCCGACAACTCGCTGAACCACTCCCACAAGTGGCGCAAATCCCAAGGAAGCGCGACAGGGCCGCTAAGGCGGAATGCAATCTTCCGCATCTCATCCGGCCCGGCTTTGTGCATGCGCCTTTCAAGCGTTTCGCGCTCGCTCGGGGTGGGCTTCCCTTTATCGTCCTCTCCCTTTCGGCAAAGACGAAATTGCCACTCCGCAAACTGGATCAGGTCTCTGCGGAGTTCGGAATAAAACCCAGCTTATTGTAAGCCGCCCCGAAAACCTGCGAGAACAGCCAATCCTTGGAAAGGTCTGAAAGAAGCTCAACAACACTGTCGGGGCTGTACTCAATTAGCTTACCGCCCAACTTCACAGGCGTGAAGTTAATGACACGCCCTGCCAAGTCAGTAGCATTTCTCTTGGCGCGGTCATGCGCCGAAAGCAGGGGGCGCTCAGGCTCTGGCTTGTTGGCCTTTGCCGCCGCGATGCGCGCCTGCGTGAATTTTGACTCTTCCTCTCGGTCGCGCTTTTCGATCTTCTCATTCAGAGCAATCGTGATTGGATGCGACGGGCCGGCAATGGTCCAAACCCATGTGGTCGCAACGCCAGTGACGGGGTGCTTGATGGCGTACTCCAGCGTTTCGCCATAAGCCAGATCGGCAAGATCAAAATCGGTGATGTCGGTCATGGTATCCTCTTAGTCGGATCGGAGTGCCGGGGTATCGGGAAGGTGGGCGGGCGCCGCCCCGACAGCAGCGCCCGCCCTCTCTCGGCCGAGAGGACGATTACGCCGCCGCAGTGCGGGTCAGCGTGTTCTGGATCGACAGCATGGCCTGCGCCTTGACCACCGTGCCGGCGTTGCCGGGGTTCTCGGTGTAGCCGTTCACGCGGGCTTTGAAGATACGGTAAGAGCCATGACTGCCGGCGCTGTCGTTGTATTCCAAGCGGAAGTTGTAGAGATCATCAGCGTCCAAGGCCGCAATAAGCGCCGTCTGGCCGCCGTCCGCGACATCCATGGCAAGGTCAACCGTGACCGTTCCAAGGTTGTAGTTCCCCTTGAACTTCTGCGTCTCGCGGTTGGAGACGTTGTTGAACGTGATTTCCTGGAACTGCTTGCCAAACGCCGGCATGTTCTCGATTTCGCCGATCAGCGTGTAGCTGTCACCGCTGGGGTTGGTGGCGGTCGTGCCGATGCTGAGCGTATAGCCCGACGACGTAATTACGGCCATGTTTTACTCCACAGATAGGCGCCGCAAAGACAGCGGCAGGGCTTCCCGCCGGACCATCCGAACGGGTGAAGAGGTTTCAGGGGGAGGGATCAGCCGTTCAGCCAGTCGCCATCGAAGGGACTGCCGAGCAAACTCTGTGTCCATCCGGACAAGGACCGGACGCGCCCGCGAAGCTGTGGGAGCATCTTTGTCCAGCCAAGCCGGTATTGATTGAGCCAGGGTGAAAGAGACTTGCTTTCGTAGCAGTGCGCCCCTTCATCAATCGGCGCCCCAGCAAGAACGATGCGATCAGCGCCACGCGACAAGGCGATGCGAACTGCGTAAAGCGCGCTGGTGCCGTTCCACTGGTCAAGCTTGGGGAAGGTGCGCGTTACGCCCTCTGCTCCCTCTGGCGCTACCAGCGGCCATGCGCCGGGGCGTTCCAATCGGAACTCGGCCGCCAATTCGTGGTGCAGCGTAGCCCCCATCCAAATCTTGCCTGGATAGCGCCCCATCATTCGGTTAACGGCTATCACGCGGGCGGGTCGGCTCCCCCATTCATCAAGGTCGCGCCACACAGATGCGGCGGAGGCCACGATCAGATAGGGCTTCATTTCTGCACCGTGGGGTATAGGTAAACCCATGGAACCGTGACCATTCTCACGAAGCGGTTTCCCTCTTCGTAGCCCGCAACGTCATCATCAACGCGGGGGTCTTCGGTGCGGAGGGTCTCGGCGCCTGCATAGTTGTCGATCAGCGTGGCGCGGTCGAAGGCGGCTAGAATGGCATCCACTTCAGCATTGATGGCTGCCCGACCCGTCCCCTGCCCCACCGAGACATAAAGCCTCACGATGCCGGGTAGGCGATGCGTCCGCTTGCCGGCCGCATTCTTGCCGACAGGTAACGTCTGATCGCGACCGGAAATCAGTTCTGCCTCGATAGCGGGTAGCGGCGACCCGTTTTCGTCCACCGGCATATTGCCATCTGACGTGCTGGTTCCACTCGGCCATGGATCATTGGGCCACCGGATCGGAAATGTCGCAGCGCTTCCCAGCGTATCGACAAAGGCGTTTTCGACCGGCCCGATCATTTCAGCACCTCAATGACGATGGAAGGCCAACGGTTTTCAGAGCGGTTGGCCGACTGAGTGCCACCATTCGCCACAAAGCGGCCCTTCTTTCCACGCACGGCCGATTTCGCTTCACCAGCTTCAGCGATGCCGCCTTCAATGACCCCACGATAGTCAAAGTCAATTTTGACCGGGTAGTTGCCGAAACGGGCTTTCAGCGCTCTGGCCGTAATCTCGAAAACGCCGTTTGGCGCTTGAGCGGAAAGACCAGGGCGGCTTTGACTTCTTCGACCGCGCCAACCTTCAATCTTGCGGGCGTACGGAACCGTGTCGATGAACACCACCTCGTCGCCGGGCATGATGTCCACCGTTGCGCCCTCTGTCGCAGCATCACGGCGCACGCGGTTCACATACATCCAAATGTGCTTGGCGTAGTTGCCAGTCTTGACCGGGGCGGCCTCCATGAGCGCTGCATAAGTGGCGTCGATGACATCGCCGGCCGGGTGGAATTCATACTGGATTACGCCGCCATACTGGACAGTGTCCTCAGACGCCCCGCGATGACCATCCACCACAACAGTGGTGGGATACTTGCCCTGTTCAGCCTCCAACTCAGCGCGAGCCGCGCGAGCTGTCGCGGCGTGCATCTTGACAAATTCTTGCGGCGATAGGTCGCTCTTCAGAAGTTGGAGTTGCCGGCGCACAACGTCGATGTTGGAGGCCATCGGTCACCCCATAAAGTCGGCTTCGATGCGCACCACTTGACCGTCCATGATGACCGGCCACACGTAGGTGATGGATCGTTGCGAGCCGTTCCACAGCACCTTGTCCGTCACCTTCAAGGGCAACGGGACAGCACCGCCCGCGAAGTCCGTTGGCGACAGGATCGCGCGGAACGCGCCCTGACCGCTCGTGCTGCCGGGACGTAGCTCCTGCGCCGACAGGCCACGGACACGGGCGCGGCACTCCACGAAGGACGCCGCACGGAATATCTTGATGTCGGTTCCCGCCCGCTCCAGCGAGGCGTCCAGCCGGGCAATCGTGTCTTGCGCTGCCATGATCAGCCGATCTGTGGAACCCGGTAATTGTCCAGAATGTCCGACACATCGGCGGACAGGTTGCCGGCATCGGCCTTGGGCGTGATGTACGTCACGTCGTCCACGCCATCGACCCGGACACGCTGCACGAACGGATCGCGTCGGCGTTCGGCGTAGCGGGTCCAGACCATACGGGACACGGCGTCCTGAAGGTCGCTCGGGACCGTGGCATAGCCGGCGGTGTAGGTGACGACGATCAGCGACGCGGGCCACACGATGGGGTAGCCCTGCGAACCGATGCGGGTAATCTGGCCGTTGGCCTTATTGACCGTGTAATCGTCGCCGGCAACCAGCGTAGTGGTGTTGTCGCCGACGCCTTCGACCACAGAAGCCACCGACGACACCGGCCAGCGGGAAAGCTGAAGGAACTGCACGCCGCCAGGGACCTGATAAGGATACTGGTCACGGTCGATGCGGATTTCGTCCTTCACCGTCTCGGATGCTAGGACGCGGTTGCAGAACTGCGCCGCGGCGGCAGAGCACCGGGAGATGGACCGGGTCAGAAAGGCATCGTCGCCCGTCCCGCTAATACCCCAATCGTCCTTCACTGTGGCAAGGTCGATCAGGTCGTACGACGACGCCGGTGTGATGACGGTGGTGATGATCGAGACGGACATGATACCTCTCAGTACAATCCGGAAATCTTCGTGGCGGTCGTGTTGGTCGCCATGACCTTGGTCACGCGGATCGGGAGGATTGATCCGGCCGTGACGGACTGGAGCGTGTCGGTCGATCCGTCCAGATAGGTCACAGCGAGATTGCCCGCGCCGCCAACGAAGACCGCCCGCGTCGGCTGGGACAGCACAGCGCTGTCACTCGGGGACACAGCGAACCCGCCGATGTACGGGCTGGCGAGGTCTGGCGAAAGGTTGGCGTACTGGTCGGCCATGTCATGCCCCCTTGGTCATGTAACGGGCCGGGCGTCCGGGGCCACGGCGGGCAGTCTCGACGGGCGTAGCGGTCTCGGGGAACGGGCGGGCGTCTTTCGCTTCGCCGTTCGCCACAAGCGCGTCAGCCACGTCATCAGGCAGAGGCACGCTGTCGCCTTCGCGCCACGGCCTCATATCGCGGGTGAACGTCACGGTTTGCATGGGAACCTCCAGGGGAGGCCCGGCTTCCCACCGGGCCTCTATGGTCACGACGGGATGCGGTCGTAGCCGGCCAGGACAGCGGTCGCCAGAAGCGACGCAGTGTCGGTCCCGGACGCCGACAGGTCCGGAGTGAACACCACGCGGACATATCGGCGTGCGCTGTTCAGATCGACCGCCAGGGTCGAGACGCCGGTCTCGGTCGATCCGCCGGAAGCGCCAGTTGCCACGACACCGGGGGCGCTCGGGGTCAGGTAGTCGGCCCAAGTGGAGCCATCGGCGCTGTCCTGCACCTTCAGGGCGGTAAGGCTCAGCGTCTTGGTCGCGGCCAGGGTCGCCGAATAGAAGACGTTGAAGACGCCAGAGGCAGCCAGGGCGCCCGTGGACGAACTCAGCCGGTCCACCGCAGCGCCGTTCACGGAAGCGTTGTCGCCAGTGCCGCCGGCAGTGGCAGAAACGAACGCCGACCCGATCTTGGCCTTCAGGTAAGCGCCCACATTGTGCTGAATGACGATGTCCGTCATGTCGAAAATCCTCTTCGGTCAGAAGAGGGGCCGGGGCATGCCGGCCCCTGCTCAATTAGGAGATGGCGGGCGCCCAGCGGACGAACTGCGCCACCGCAATGGCCGCGTCATGGCGCACTTGGAAGTCATGCTCCGTGACGGCCCGGATCAGGGTCTGGTCGTTCTGGAACGTGCTGTAGGTGTTGCCATCGGCGCCGACATAAGACGCCTCGCGCGACACGGCCAGTTCCAGCGACATGCTGTCGAGGATCATGGCCTCGTCCATCTCCACCAAGAAGACGAAGGAGCAATCCGTGTGGCTGCCGTCACCGTTGTAGTAGTTGACGGGGATTTGCGTGGTCGTGCGGATCGGATAGCCGAACAGCGAACCGCGCATCACCTCGTCACGGTAGACGTAGACGCCCAAGCTGTTCTGGACGTTCATCAGGTAGTTCTTGCTGCGCGGGTGCATGAACCACACACGGCGGCGCTCCGGCACGTTGGCAACGTCCAGTTTGTTCACCAGACCGCCGAGTTCCTGCGCCACGGTGGCTAGGGTGTAGGACGCGGTGGAAGTGATGAAGTTGCCGCCGCTGGCAGCGGTCGAATTTCCGGCCGCGCTGTAGGCGCCGGCCGTGCCGCCTCCCTGCGCGGCGTAGCCGTTGGCGAACGACAGGAAGCCGCGCGGGGCATCCTGAGTACCGTCGCCCAGCAGGAAGGCGAGGTCTTCACGCAGGGCGATGACCTTGACCAGATCGTCACGCACGAAGGCGTCAACGGCCGGGTCCGCATAGCGCATCATGTCGTTGGACACCGGTACCAGGGCGGTCAGCTTCTTGTAGCTGGCGACGATCTGGTTCAGCGTCGGCTGGCTGGCGCCGATGCGGGCGTTCTCAGCACCGTAGCTGGCGGTAGCCGCGGCCGACTGGCCGGGGATGGTCATCGTGCCGCGCGGCATCGGGATGTTGCGCGGGCCGGCGGCGCGGACCTGAGCGGCCGGACGCAGCAGTTCAATGATCTCGTTCATGTAGTCGGGCGGGACGATGAAGCCGCCGGACGCGCCGACGTTGGTAGCCAGGGCCTTGGTGACCGGATGGCTTTCGCCGTAGATGTCCTTCGACGCCTGACGGGCGCCGTAGACATTGCCGTTGCCCATGCCGAGCATCTTGACGACACCGCCGACGACAAGGCTCTTCTCCTTGACGTAGCGGTCACCTTCGGCGGCGGCCGGAACGGTGGGGGTATCCTGACCGGCAACCGGAACGGCCGACTTGGCGGCGATCTCCTGCGCTTCCGAAACGCGCTTGATCTGGTCAGCCAGCTTCACGACTTCGGTCTTCTTGGCTTCGTAAGCCTCACCGCCATCGGCGGCCAGGGTCACGAGTTCGTCCGCCGCCTTCGAGTGGGCAAGGCGGAGTTCAGCAATCTTCATGCTTGTCTCCAGGGCAAAGAAAAAGCCGCCCGGAGGCGGCCATGGTTCCCGATCAGCGGCGGGAATGGGTTAAGCGATCAGGAGCCGAAGGGCTTCCGCCTCGCGGATGCGAGCGGCTTTCGCCGTCTCGGGTTCTTCGGTCGCAACCTGCGACACGACGTTGTCGATCAGATCACGGGCCGTGGTAAGGTCGGCCTCGTTCTTGGCGGACAGGACGCGCCCGGCTTTCAGCGTTAGAGCCTGCGACACGCTCTTGGCGGTCATCATCTCTTCGCCTTCCGCGGTTCCTTCCGCGTCCTCTTCGACAACCAATTCCGTCACCTCTTCGACCGTCATGGCGATGAGGATTTGTCCAAGCTGCCGCATGGCATCAGCCAGCATGTCAGGGATCGGGCTGCCGTCCTCTTCATAGGCGGCCTCCCATTCCACGCATTCCTCCAGCCATCCAAGCTCAGACAGCAGCCCAGCAAGCCAGCCGACTTCGTAGAGGCCCTTGCGCGTCAGCTTCGGGGCTTCTTTCGTGACGATGTCGCCAGCCGCTTTCTCTGCAAGGTTGGCTGCATGGCGGAGCGCGCCACGTTGTCCCTTCGGTGCCGACTTCGCCAGAGCGCGGATTTCGTCCACGATCTTCTTGGGCGCTTCGGCAGCAGCCTTCAAGGCGGCGTGTTCATCGGCAGACAGGGTGACGGTAGCGGATCGCTCGATGACGACCGCGGAAGGATTACAGGGCACGGCGACCACGGACAGCTCCATCAGTTCCCACGATTTGTAGAAGACGCCGCCGCCCTTCATGGGCTCGGTGTCGATGGGCTGGAAGCCCACGCTGACAGCACCAAGGACGCCAGCTTTCGCCAGCCCGCAGTATTCGTCAGCCTTGGCGGATACGCCTTCCGGAGCGAAGGTGATGACCGCCTCCACCCGACCGTTCTTGACTTCGGGCGCCGCCGTACCGATTGGCTTGGTCGGGTCATGGTCCGCCAGAACCACCGGGTTCATCATGTAGCGGGTCAGTTGCGCGCCTTCCGGACGCAGAACATCACCAGCCCGGTCTACGGTGGCGTCGCTTGCAATCACCCGGATTTGACGGGGGCCAAGCCCGGCATCTGCCGCGACAGAGCCCGACATGAACTTGCGCTGTGTGGTCATTCCTCTTCCCCCTTCGGCGCGGCTCCGTCCGTCGCATCCGCCGGCAACTCGCCATCTCGCGGCTTTCCGGCTCCATCCGGGGCCGTCCCGGTGGCGTCGCTTCCCAGCGCAGCCATATTCAGCGGGCGCATGACCGTGTCGCCGTCTGGAACCGGGCCAAGGCCCTCGCTCATGCGGACTTCGTTCGGCGACAGGAAGCCGGACAGTAGGCCGATGCGGGCGTTGTTGTAGCGGGTCTGCACGTCCGCCCTCAGGAGCCGGTTTTCGTCCATGTCCACTTCGTACCCCTGCAAATCGAGGTCGAAGGTTTGGGCGAACTTGGTTTCCCACCGCTCCAAGCTCGGCATGATCGCATCGGCAACGTATTCTTGCTGCGTCTGCGCAAACTGCCCAGCTTTCTGAGCATCACCCAACCCGAGCTTGGACAGCGGCATCCGGTAGAACCGGGCCACCTCTGCGATCTGCAACTCGCGCTGTTTGATGAAGTCCAGATCGGCGGCGGTAAGCTGGAGTTGCTGCCACTCCATCCCTTCCTCAAGGACGGCTGTGGTTCCAACGTTGCTGACGCCGGACACGAAGGCATTCCAAGATGCCTTCAACCGCTGCGCCGCCTCAACCGTCAGCTTTCCCTTTGCCTTCAGCACTCCAGATGGCCGGGCACCGTTGCCAACGAACCGGGCCGCCTGCTGCTCCAGAGCCATCGCCAGCCCGACAGCATCGCGGGCGAGGCCGATGGTCGATGCGCCGGCCAGCATGTTGAAGGACAGGCCGCGAAGGTGGAAGATGTCCTCTGCCGGTATTGCTACCGGCAAGTCACGCAACACCGAAATCTGGAAGAGGCCGATGCGGTTGACGTTGTAGAAGATTGACCCGTCCACCGCCTCCAGCACCAAAACAGCGTCCGGGTTGATGGCGATCAGTTCGGTAGGCTGCCCGCGCCGGTCACGCAGAATGGCGGCATAGGCGTTGCCCCTCAGAGCAAGCCCGGCCTCCATCTGCTGCGAGAACTCAAACCACGTCTGAATGCGGTTTGGGCGCACCAGCAACCGGGCAACCGGATGATCGTTTGGCTTGACCTTCTCCCGGCCGCCATCGTCCTTGACGCGATACATGGTCGGGGTGCAGCGCGCCACGTCTTCGGATCGGATGGTCACGCAGGCATAGACGGCCGAAACCGTCATGGCCGTGGACTGGCTGACCAGAAGTCCCGTTGCGCTCGGCACGGAACCAAGCGGGGGGATCGCGCCGTATGTCGGCGCCCCGGCCGACGACTTCTCGACAGCCGCAGCGGCGCCGCGCCCGCGGAAGAGGCCGGACCAGAGTGCCATGTGTGTGCTCCTAGATGACTAGCAGGCCGTCTGACCGGTCCTCTGTTTCGTAGATCGATCCGCCCATGGGAGGCGGGTTCTTGCTCATCAGCGCCACAGCGTCGAAGGCCGCCATCAGCGGATCGATCTTGGCCGTGCCGGCAACCGCCTTCGTGATCGTGATGGCGTTGCCCTTTGGCTCCGTCTTGGCGTTGCCCACGGCCCACGCCATCAGGTCTTGCCCGGCATGCTTCAGCGCGCCGGACGCAAGCTTGATCTCCGCCGTCTTGATGGCGCCGTTCAGCGTCCAGCCCTGCGAGATGCCGACCACCCGCTCTTTGGGAGACGGGTCATCCTCGCCACCGATGCCGACGAGCGCCAGAGCATCGACCTGTGCGCCGACACCCATGGGGTCCAGGCCGACATAGGCCAGCATGCCGGAGGCATCGACCACCGCCAGGATGTCCGCCACTTCGGAGAACGCCTGTTCCATGTCGGAGACCACGACCAGATCGCCGGCCCGTTCAAGGTCACGCAGCCGGGGGGCCTCGCTCTTGCGACGCTCCAACACGGTTTCGTGCGCCCACGCCTTGGACCACAGCAGCCAACGCCGTGAACCCTTCTCACGCCCCAGCACGGCCAGCCCGAGCAAGTCGTCCAGGCCGCCGCCGTCGATACCACCCACAACCACCTCGCATCGGCTCAGGATGCTATCCAGGGTGATCGACTTGTCAGCAGCAGCTTCCCAATGGTCAGCGCCAACCCATCGGTCGGAGCGCAGCGCCAAGCCGATTTCGACGTTCAGATGCTTGGACAGGAAGCCTCGCAGGCTTTCCTCGCCAGCGGCCGACGCCTTGTCGAACTCGCGCTCTAGGAACTCGACATCGACCGATGCCCCAAGGTTGGGGTTGGTGACGTAGAAATACGACTTGTCCTTCTGCCTGCCGTCTTTCAACAGTTCATCAGGGAACTCGTACAGGACCGGCAGGAACCGCTTGTCGGCGATCTTTCCATCACGAACCTGTCGGGCATATTGGAGCTTCTGCCGGAACACGCCGGCCGGCGGGTCGTCACTCTGCGTCGTGGCGTAGATGACAAAGCCTTCCGGCCGCGACGCCAAACCGCCGATTGCCTCACGCAGCATGTTCTCAGCGTTAGGCCGTTTCCCGAATAGCCACAGCTCATCAATCAGTGTGCCAATGGCCTTCTTGCCAGACACCGTGTCGCTGTCTGCCGCCACGACCTTCAGCGTCGCCTTCGTCTGCCGATGCGTGATCGTCCGCACATGCTCCTGCACATGCAGCAAGTCGTTCAGTTCCGGGTCCGCCCGGATCATGTCCCGCGCCGGGAAGAAGCTGTTGTTGGCGACCTCAATGGTCGGGGCAATGATCTGGAACTCACCGCTCATGCGCCAGTTGCGCAGAAGGGCGGTCATCATAATCCCGGACGCGCCAGTTGACTTGGCATTCTTCTTGCTAATCAGAAGAAAGTATTCCGTGATCAGCCGGCGCCCCGTCTGCTCGTCGTACGACCCGAAGATGGAGCCTACAAAGTCCTGAAGCCAAGGGCGTGCCGCCTCTCCCATTGTCGGGCTGCCGGGGGCATCCACGATCCGGAGCGAGTTGAACACGTCAAGCGCCGCGTCCGCCTGATCCTGAAACAACGGCGCGAAGGGGATCAGGCTCTCGCGCGCAAGTATGCGCCGCTCCCAATCCGGGCACGCTGTTGACCAGTCCATCGGCTACCCCTTCGTATTGTCCGCCACCAGTCGCGGCGCAGCCGGCGTGGCAAAGCGACCAGCGGAAGCAGCCTTTGCGGCCTCTTCCTTCTGCTCCTTCTTGCCCTGCCCTACAGGCTCAAGCCGCGGCGTCTGGAACGGCAGAGCCGCCGAAGCCAAACGGACCTTCGCGTCAAGCGGCGCGTCCGGGTCATTGATGACGTCCATAATCCATTCAAGTGCAGACTTGAACCGCCCCGGAACCTTTGGGGCGACAGGCGCGACCTCAGCGGGCGGCGCGCGATCCGGCTCATCCGCCTCAGGGGCAGGAACCTCCACAACCACAGACGCCTCCGCAGCCTTCAGCTTCTTGATGACGGCGCGATCCTTGGTCCGCGTCTTGCCAGAGCCGGGCGGTCTCCCAGCTCCCGGCCGATACCCCCCTCTCGGCATTTGATTTCCTCCATCCAAGCCGTTGGCCGCAAAATCATAAATTCAAACGGCCATTTGGGTTAAATGACGGTCATAATTCATACCAAGGGCAGATAATCTCGGAATGCGCCCGGACCGGTAGCGGCGTCCAAACCAGCCTTTGGGATGTAAACCCCCCACTCCCCATGGCAATCTGCGCCTGTCAAGTATGAAAAAGGTCATAGATGCACGATTTTTCGCATCGCCGCCCCTTTTTCACCCCCAACGCCGCGCCATCCGCTCATTCCGTGCCCTTGCCGTCTTCCGAGCGTGGCACCCGCCGACCTTGCCATCCTCATGAGCCCTGCCGTTGCCCCCCTCTCTGGAGCACAGCAGTTGGATGTTGGTAGGGTCTAGGTCTGCGCCCCCGTCTCGTCGCTCCACGACGTGGTCGCCGATCAGTCTGGTTGGCGTGCCGTCGTCCTCATGGGTCTTGCCGCACATCTCGCAGCGTCTGCCCCGTTGCTGGATCAGTCTGGCTACGAGCGCCTTCCACTCAGGGGACAGGTAGAAGGGGTCTGCCGTCTTGGGCATGGGCTTGGCCGCCCGTGTGTCCAAGGTGGCGAGCGTTGGCCGTAGGTTGGTCAGCCGCTTGTCTGCTTTGCGGTTCATGGCTATCCGATCACCCAAGCGACGATGCCGCCACACGCCAGCAAGCCGACGATCCAGCGTCGGACGACCCTGTATGCGTGGCGCTTGCCTTCCTCGTATCCAGCACGGCGGTTGGCGCTGCTGATCTCCGATGCCGTGCGCGCCATGCTTTCCAGCTTGGCAATGGTGGGGGCCATGGAGCGGGTCATAGCGGCTTGGCCTTCTTGGCATGCATCCTGTCGTAGATGGCCTGCACCTCCGCCTCCGATGCGCCGCGTCCAGGGTTCAGCGCCTCAGACAGCCACGATAGGGCGCGGGCGCCGTTGAACGTGCCGTCCGGGTTCTGCGCCGCGTCGCCAAGCGTCTTGGCCTTGCGGGGGTCGGTCATGTCATCACCTCGGAGGCATGGCGTTGACGAGGTTGGACCGGATCACCGGGCGTGGCATCGCGTTTTCAGCGGGCGGAACCAGCTCCACCCATGCCTTGACGCCTTGGACACCTGCCCGCCTCCACGTCGCTTCGATCTTCCGGGCCAAGCGAGCGGCGCCCTTCTCTGTACTGGCGTCTATCTTGCCGTCTGAGGCGCGGGCAAAGGCGGGGCAGCGGCCGGCGATGTATCGGGCCATGGCGATCACTCCACGATGGACCAGTCATCCGCCAGCACGTCCGCCTGACTGGCGTTCCACGGCGCGAACGAATTGTCAGCCGTCTTCAGGCCGATCCAGGGGAGCTTCGTGCAGCCAAGAGCCGCGACCATGGCGGAGCCCTTGAGCTCGTTGTAGTCATAGCCCTGCACCAAGCCGAGCCACATTCCCTTGCCGTTCCAGCCAGAGCGGGCCACGCGCCTCCCATCTTTGAGAGCGCGGATAGCGTCACCAAAGTCCATCGTCACCACTCCCTCTCACGCTCAGCGAGCGTCTGCGCCAGTCTGTCCAGGCTGTCGTTCAGCGCGGCCGGGCCGCAGATAGGCATGTCGTCATTGTGCGTGGCGCTCCGTGCGGGCCGATGCGACAGCGTGCCATCAGCCAGCCGGATGAGCGTGTCACCGATCGCGGGCGGCGGATCGTAGAAGCCGGCGTCGCGGGTCTCGTGAACCAGTTCGTGCCCCTCGATGTCCGCCACCACATAGGCCCGGCGGGTCGATATGCGGGAGATGCGGCCTAGCTCGGTGACCATGATGGCTCACTCCCATTCAGCGCGGCGATAGACACGGCCATTCAGGACAGCGTAGCGCCCGCTTTCGTCGAGACCTTCCACGTAGGCCCTGCCCGTCGCGTCGATGCGTCGGAAGGCATCGTCTAGCGCCTCGCATGGGGCGCAGTGGGAAGCGGCGTCGCAAACCTCTTGGCAACTGGTCATGAGCGGCCTTCCGTGCGAAGATGTTTCGATTTACGAAACAAAACGAGGCTATCCGATGGCTTCAGCGAGGCAGGCGCCACAACTCACCGACTTTTGCCGCCGGGCCGAGGCGCTGCTTGGTGGGCGGGGCTGGAAAGCCAGATGGGCGCGGGCAATGGATTACCGGCCCGCTCATGTGACTGTCGTGACCAATGGGCATGAGGCGCCGCCACAGTCGTGGATGGCAGCCCTGGAACTGCTTGAGAGGCTTCCGCCAGACAAATGGCCGCTCAGATGGCAACGCTAGGCCGCCTTCTCCGATAATCGTGTGCGCTTGTGGTGGTCTAACCAGCCCTTGGCCTTGAGGTATTCTGGCGCCTGCCGTAGGCCGTCATTGACGTCAGCGCTGAGGACGAGCCAATCCACCAATTCCGCATGGGCGATCATGAGGTTGGCGTGGTCCATGGTGGTCTGCGCCAGCCGGCTTTCGAGCTGGGCGTTCTCTTCCCGGACCTGTGTGGCCTCCAGCATTGCCTTGACCTTGCCGTCTAGGGCGTCGTCAAGGCGCTTGGTCATCTCTTCGAGGCGGGCGTCCTGATCGGCAATGCGCTTTGACAGGCGGGCGATTTCCGCCGTATGCCGCTCCTCTGCCGCTGCCTGCGCCTGCTCCATGCGGGCTATGTGAGCCTCCAGGCGCTTGATCGTGTCGCTCTCCGCCTTGTCAGCCTGTGCGGCGCGGCGGTCATCGCGGGTTGTCTCTTTCCACCCGCGCCAGACACCCCACAGCATGCGGCCGGCAAGGGCCAAAGCTCCGCCACCCGTCGCGATCCCGACTGTTTCCGGTGAGATGGCGGGATCGGGCATGGCGTCAGTCCTCAGGCCATGCCCCAATCATAAAGGGCCGGCGTGGTATAATCGCGGCATACAAAGCGACAGCAGCGGCATATTCGGGCTCTGCTTTGTCGGTGGGCACGGCGGTGTCTTCTTGGGGTGGCGGCGGAGTGTCCGGCATCGCTGGCCCCAAACGACAAAGCGCCCGAGCGAGTTATCGCCGGGCGCAATTGTACTGACTATCTGGAACGTACGCTCAACTGCCCCTAACGGTCAAGGGAAAATGTGTTGATGTGGCGCAACCGGGTTATTTGCCGACGATTTGGCGCCATCAGACACGAGGGCGGCGGCGTCATAGCCGTGCTCGGCAAGGATCACAGGCAGGCGTGTCGTGTTGGCTTTCGGGACGTAGCCGGCAGCATGGGCTTTCGTCATCACAGCATGGACGCGGGCCAGCATTTCAGCGTGCACCAGCGCCATGGGATGCCCGCTTCCCGCTGCATAGGACTGAGCGTGAACGGCAAGGAAAATCCAGTTCTCATCTAGAACCGCGGCAAGTTCACGGCACAGACCATCAGCAGTTGACTCCGCAGAGCTTCCAACCCATGCCCGATTGGCCTTCGCAACAGTCGGCTTATTGGTCGCAATCACGCGCGAAGCCAAAAGCCTGTCGTGCCAGTTAGCGATAAGATCTAGCTGCTTATCGTCAAATTCAGAAGCCGCGTCCTCTTCCATCGCAACGCCTTCCATCTCGCGAAGGACTTGCTCAAAGTCTCCGGAGATCGGGGCGGCCGGCGCGGCGGCGCGCCCCCCCCATTTCATCAAGCGCTGAAACCACCTTCACAGCGTGCGGGTCACAGTCACACAGCGGCCATTCGCATTCGGGACGCGACGCCCCGCCATCGTTGATGGAAATTGCCTTACAGGCGGCATCACGAGCGCCTTGCTTGGACGCATTGGTTTGGGGCAAAGTGTTTTCAGCCATAGCGAACCTCACTTGTTCGTGTTGGTCAGGGCCGCAGCAAGTGTTAGCGCACCGCTGCGGCCCGACTATTTTAGCACAAAGTCGGTATCGGCAAGAGCGAATGTTTGCTAGGCGGCCCGCTTTTCTTCACGTCGCAGCTTGCCGAACCGCACGTCATTGAACAGGTCAAGCGCGTCCCGCAGATACTCAGCCACCGTCTGCGGCTTCATTCCGCGCTGATGGGCGATGTCTGAGCACGTGATGCCGTCAATGATCACCGCCATGGGGAGCCACGTGCGCCACCGGTTCCCGCCGCGCTTGGCCCGTGCATTGGCCGCGGCACGCTCCGCCATGGCGTCGATCCAGTCCAGATAGTGTTCCTGCACCATCACGGCATAGACGCTCTCATAGTCGTCTTTTCCGCCGCCGAACGTCTCGCCGTACGTAGCGACGCGGGCGTCCATGCCCTTGGTGATCAGGAGATACGCCATGCGGATGAGGCATGTGGCGTCATACTGTTGCTGATCCAATTGGTCCTTGTGATACATGACCAAGCAGTTGTCCGCTTGGAGCCGCCTCCGGGTTTCCGGCGTCCCTAAGTCCGTCACCTCATCCTGGCACTGCCGGACGGGCGCTTGGTGGCTAATCACCCCGACGCGGCGGGCGTTCGGAACGGGCTGAAGGGCGGCCATCTTCCATCCTACGGCGGGTTATTCGCGTTGGCGGAAGTATAGCACAACGGCAGACGCCGCCGAAGGGCTAATCTTTCGGCGACGTGTATTCGCGCACCGCATCAGCGGCAGCGTCACGGGAAATGACCATTCCGCATTTCCCGTCGCCAAAGTCGAACCGGCACCAAGCGTCACGTTCTGTTAAATCTGTGACCGTGACGTGATAGCCGGTGACTTTATCGACAAAGCGGGAGCCTACCTGTATACTAGGCAGCGTCAGTCTCCCGCCTTTGCCTGCCGCAGCGCTTCTGCCATCAGCGCGGGGTATTCGGGATCGTCCAGCGGGCTTGCGGGGATGCTGCCGTCCCTGGCTGCGGCGTAGGTCTCCGGCTGGTACTTCTGCCCGAAGTCGGCGAGGCACTGCGCCCGCAGATCACGGTTCTCGCTGGTCAGCCGGGCATTCTCGGCGGTCAACCGATCGATCTCCGGCTTGAGCCTGTCGTCTATTTCCTCGCACGCCCCCAGAACGCTCGTGTTCAGCGCGTCAGTCAGGCGCTGGTTCTTGGCGGTAAGCGCCTCGATGGCGTCGAGGAGGCGCGCCAACGTCTCAGCGCCAATAGCGAATTTCCGGCCAAAGGCGACTTCAGCAGCGGTGGGGCGAAGCTCCGCGATCTCCTCAGCGCTGATCGTGGCGGCCGGCGCCGGCTCTAGGTCGAATACAGCGGCTACCACGTCAACGGGGGTGCGAAGGACGGTGGCGTCGTTTGGATCGTGGTCACACGGCATTGTCGGCCTCCATCGTGACGCGGAGCATCAGGGCGGTTTCGTGCATGCCCATGTCCCGCAAGGCTTCGACGCACCGGTCTACGGCTGCCGTCTCGGCTGCACGGATGGCGTCGGCAGTCGCTTTGCGAATGTCCTCCATGACCGCGTCGGTCAGTTTTAGCGTGCGGCCACGGATGCAGCCGTTCGGGAACGCCATGAGCGCCCGCTGTTCCGGGGTGATGGTCTCAGCCATGGGGCACCTCCTTTCCACCGTTCGCGGCCATCCATGCGTCGAATTCATCCATCGTCATGCGACGATTAAGCGGGTGGTCGTCGCCGTCCCATTCGGTTGTCGCCGTCTGGTGCGACAGAACTGAGCCAGGAAAGTACTTGTTGTTGCTGACCGCATAGGCGACGTCTTCGGCGCTCGATCCCTCGAAATCTACCACCTTGATCACGATCTTGTGGACGGTGACTTTGCTCATGGCTTGTCCTCCTGAGGGGCGGCGCCTGCGGGCTTCCAAAACGGGAGGAAGGCTTCCTCCGGCCACAATTTGTCCTGCCCCGCTGATACCCATTCCGGGGCATCGGCGAATGGATAGACGAAGCGCCCGTCGTTGCGCTCCACAGCCACCGGGCACTTCCACAGCTTGTGCCAGCGAACGATAGTGGTCCGGTCCTTCGGCGCCTCGCTGATAGGCCGCCATTCGAGTAAAGCCAGCAGGGAAATCACGTCATTGGCGAACGCCCGATTTCCAGCAGTGTAGCCCCCCTGATCGTCGCCTGTGTCACGCCACTTGGTGAGGCGCTCTAGAGCTTCGCGCGCTGCCGTCATTGCTTCTTCCTCCAATTGGCAAACCACCGCGCCGTCCCTCTTTCCACAAGCCCCATTTTGACCAGCGCTATACAGTGCCGCGCGGCCGTCTCAGTTGGGCTCTGAGTGCGAATGCCGGCCCTCCTCGCCACGTCATAGGAACAGGCCCAATCGTTGGTGAGCGCGTCGTAAACCTGCTGTTGACGGGCGGTCAGCTTCGGTGCGTCAGTCATGGCTGTGGCTCCCTTGGGCCTGCGACACGATATACTTTTCGGTGATGACGCCAGATGCCCAGCCCATGAGGAAAGCCCCTGCAACTATCATCGCCGTGTTCCGCAGCCGCGAATTTCTGCCATTCATTCGCGGCGCCTTCGCACTGATACGGCCCGCTATTTCGCTCCATTCCGCCGCCGGCATCGAATACTCATCACCGAAAAGCGTCACGCCTATGGTGTCTTCGCCGTTCACGCCATCGCCAAGACGGAGGCGAACGCGGCCATGGTTTCGATGGTCAGCCATTCGCATGCTCCTTCGCCTTGAACTCCGCAGCGGCCATTGCCACGCCAGACGGATCACGCACGAGCATCTCGCCAGCAATCAACAGCTTCTCGGTGTATGACAGACTGCGGAGCTTCGGCGGCACACCGTCCGTAGCGCGGCGGATCGCATTCATGAATTCGCTGTAGGTGGACGGCCGGTCGGTGGCGGCGCCAAGCGTGATAGCGGCGGCTTCCTCGACCATAGCGGCAAAGGCGGACTGGCGCCCCTCTTCGCGAGCGGCTTCCACGGCCTGCGCCTGCCCGGCATCCCACGCCATCTTCACCACTTCGTTCTCTCGGGCGGCAAGGTCATCCAGCATGTCGGCAGCCCGGCCGATCAGGGCATAGGTCGCCGGCCCGTCGAAGCACATTGTTTCGTCTGTCAGCGCCCGCAGTTGCGCCGATATGCTTTCCGGTGTCTCCGCTTGCATTTCAGCGCCGTTCCCGGCAAATTCATCAACAGCCATCGTTGAACTCCCGTTTATCGTAGTGGTTAGGGCCGGCGGTGGCGTTACAGCGCCCAACCGGCCCGAACTGTTTCTAGGGCTGGATTGTAGCACAACTTGCGGCGCGTGAAGAGCAAAACTGCAACCGCCCCACTTTTCCCTTGCCTCAATTATGGCGCCCTTGCCTCAATGCTTGCCGTAGTCTTAACGCTGGCAACGTCGCCATTCCGCCGCATGCCCTGCCCGCTCCGCCGACTCATCAGCGCGTCTCTGAGTGGCCTCTGCCCTTCCCGGCTACATGGGTAGCGGCCACACCCTCAGACCGCATCCATCGGCGCGATATGAGAGGCGGAACGAGTGTTCAGGCCGCCACCTCTGCCTGTTCCTCGAAGAACCGGACGAAGGGCACGAACTTACCGAACCGGGCGGACAGCTTGTCAGTCTCGATGACCGTCCGCTTTGCCGCCCCGTGGATGCTGGAGACGTTCAAGACCGGCTTGCCGTCACGGAGCACGGTCATCGGCTGGTCAGCGTGTCCGGCTTCCTCCAGCTTGCGGCACAGAGCCAGGACGGGCGTGCGGTGGGTGACGGTGATGCCCAGGGCTTCGGCGGTGTCGTCGCCGGTTAGAGTGGCGGTGATCATGGTTCCCTCGTCGTTGTGAATTTCGTCGATGTTTGCAGGCGGGCTTCTGGCGGCATCGGCACAGAAACCCGCACCCCCACTTTCACGCTGCGCGCTTCTGCGGGTTGGTTATGACGCGCTGGTGAGGCTCCAGCTTGCCGTCCCTGATGAGTTCGGCTCTGAGCTTGCGGCAGCAGGAAGCGCAGCCGGGTGTGTGCTCAAGAGCGATGGCGCTCCAGGCGGCGTCCATGTGATCGCCACATGCTTCCCCGCCGTCGAATGCCCAGCGGGCGCGCGGCTCGCCATCGGCCGGCAGAGCGCGGGCCTGCGCCTCCCCGCCGATCACGAAGCAATGCGGGGTGCCGCGGTAGACGTGCATCTGGCGGGTGGAGTTCTTGGTCGCGGTCATTGGGCGGCCTCCCGAGCGAAGAGCGGGCGAGCCATGGCGATGACCGGCATAGCGGCGGCGGTCATCCAGAGCTTGCCGACAACCTGACCGGCGATGAACGACAGGTCGCCGAACGCCAGCCAGAGGAACACGCCGCTGTCCACGACGGCGCCAGCCACGCCGGACAGGGCCACGGCCAGCATCAGCCGGCGGCGCTGAAGGGGCGCGTAGACCGCGAAGTCGGCCAACTCGCTCAGCAGGAAAGCGGTGGCGCTCGCAACCACCAGCGGGCCGGGCGCCAGCAAGCCGGACAGCAGGGCGCCGAACAGGATGGCCGCCACCGCCCAACCCTTGCCGAGTTGGTGCTGCACGAGGTCACGCAGGACCAGCGCCAAGCCGACCATCAGGACGCCCGAAGGCGCCATCAAGCCGGGGGCGACGGGGATCAGGCACGGCCCCTGCGGCACGCAGACAGTGCCGGCGTTGCCGATCAGCCAATTGGCGGCGGGGATAGTGGCGGTGTAGGCGGCAAGCGCCACAATTCCGGTCAGGCTACGCATGTGGTCTTAACTCCCGAATGGAAGCCGACAGTCTTCACCTCTGCGCCAATGGCGCGGGCCAACTCGACGGTGAATTGTTCTTGGTACTGCTCGACAGGCTCAAGCCTTTCCAGAGCGGCGATGATGTCTTCGACCGGGATCACGCGGCGCGTCGTAACTGTCACCTCGTACAAATCCGGCTTATGGTCTTTGGGGCAGCTGCACTTGGCTACGAGTTCGTGCGTGATAAACATGTTAATCCTCCACGATTATAGGTTCACCAAACTCAGGTCCACGACCGTCCGAATGATAATCAGAAATTACAGAAAAACTGATACTTGCTTTCTTTGCTATCGCGACAGCTTCATATGGGCTATCCGCCGAAATGTAGAGGGTTATTACTCCGGTGAATGGAACATTTACCGTGTACGTTTTCATGCTGCGGCTCCAAAGTTTAAGACTGGCTCACGACGCATTTGGTCAAGCCACGCCATAAGGCGCGGAATGTTCTTGTCTGGGCCGAAGGCAAGGAAGGTTCCGTCTGCGCTGTCGCAGCCCCACATCCCAGCTGTCCGAAGGCGGACAAGGCTGTTGACGCGGCCCATGTGGACCCACTTCCCACGGCGCTTGGCTTCGGCCGTCAGGTCTTTGGCGGCGTGGGACAGTTTCCATGCGGTCGTGCCGCCGAGGAAAAGGACATCGAAGGCTTCCCACTCGATTTGCGTATGCTCAATGCCGTCTTGGGCGACAAGCGCGGCCTGATATCCAAGTTCGCGGATTTGCTGGAAGACCGGAGCGCTGCGCTGCCACGTAGCCACTGCATCACCAACCACGTCAGGCGCAGTCGCGAACAGGCATTGGTCGGCAGTGTCAGCATCGCGGGCGAGCCACGCGAGATATTCGTCCAGCACGAACTTCTCCGGCTTGGCGAAACACCCATTGTCGCAGCCGCGCTTGGTCTTCCGGAAATCCGGCTTGTTGCCCATACCCGGCTGCATCATGACGCCCAGGTCAGGCCGGAGCCCGACGAGTTCGGGGCGAATTGCTCCGCTCAGGTAAATCACGGCGCCCGGTCTCCATAGGTTGTCATGGTTGGGTCTTCTCCCAGGAGGAAAGGGCGGTCACTTGGACGCGCGCTTGGAGCCACGTTTTTGCATGCGCTCCTCGAATTGCTCGAATTGGGACGGGTCTTCACCCGGGTTGAAGCGGCGGGACCGGCGGTCGTATTCCATCCAGACCGTCCCGGGGCGCCCAATCTCTTCGTGGTATCGGGACTTCACGATCTTGCACATGGCCGCCGTGTGCGCCGGGTCTCGCTTGTGGATCACGATGCCGACGTCAGGCTTGTTGGCCCAATGCGCGCTGTCGCTGATGTCGTAGAGCCCCGGGCACGGCGTCTCACCTCCCGGGTTGCTCAGCTTCGTGGGGTGGGCCACGACGATGACGTGGATGTCCAGGGACCGCGCCAGCCGCTTAAACTCCTTGATCGCCTTGCCGGTGTATTCGGTCAGGCTCATGTCGGACGGGCGGTCGTGGTCGAGTTCGTTCCACGGGTCGATGACGACGACGGACGCGCCATTCCGGATGACGGCGGCGGCGCACTTGTCCAGCGTCCATTGCAGGTTCGCCAGATCGTCATCGCTCGGCACGATGAACACGAAATGCCGGTCAATCCAAGCGTCGGCGCTCTTGATCTCCTCTGGCAGGCATTCCCGCTCGGGCCGGGCGCAGTACCATTCCCGCAGCGCCCGGCGATGGTCTGCCTGCGGATGCTGCTCGAATGACGCCATGGCGATGACCCACCCCTGTTTCTCCGCCAGCCGGCAGCACAGGTCGTTGACGAACGTGGACTTGCCGAAGTTCGGAACGCCCGTGATGACGCAGAAGTCACCGCGGCGGACGCGGTAATGTCCCTCCAGAAACGGGAAGCCGGTCGAGACGGGTTCGGCCTTGTGGTAGGGCGGCAGCTCCGACATGCGGTAAATGCCATCGACCTTGCACCACTGCGCCCCGTCGATGACCGCGCGCACACCCTTGTCGCCGTAGTGGATCAGAACGTCGTTCAGGTCTTTCAGCCGGTCATCGGTGCCGCGCTTCTTCGGGTAGCGGACCCACTTGCACCGGGCCTTGCCGAGACGCAGCGCCAGATCGTTCATCAGGGCCGTACCCGGGCCGTCGCCGTCCGTGGCGAGCACGATCTCGCGCACGTCCTTCAACGCGGCCTTGGCGTGGTCCAGATAGGCGTACTTCGTCGTCTCAGCGTCGCCGATCTCTTCCTTGGGCGCACCGTCCGGAACCGACACCACCCGGGGAAAGCCGGCCTGGATCGCCGCTATGGCGTCAAACTCGCCTTCCGTGATGATGAGCGGCTGGTCGGCAAGCGTCGGGTCGCAGATGACGTTGAAGTTGAAGAACGCCTTAACCGCGTCCTTGTCCTGCCGGAACCGCTTGTCCAGGGTCCGGTACTTGTTGTTCACCGTCTCAGCGCCAACGATGTACGGGAACTGAATGCCTTCACCACCACCTTGATCGGTGAAGCTGCTCAGACCAAGCCTTGCCGCCAGTTCCGGATCGATGTGGCGGCTTTCGAGGAGTTCTATCGCCTTTGTCGTCAACATCTCTGTGACCCTTGTCGCCGCAGTGGTGGCAGTGCCACGTTATTCCAGTTGCTTCGATCTTGACCGAGAGGCACGGGTCCGACTTGTTCCGCCGGTTCGCGCTGCACTTCGGACAAACGGTTTTGTGGTTCCCGGGACTGGTATTGCGGAGCTTGATACCTTCTGCCCGGAGAAGGTCTTCGTTCATATCGCCGCGCCAGTGGTCAGCATGCCGTGTTGGTCGCGCCCGTAGCGGTTGGAGCGCCTATCCGGCCTGCCATGGTTGATGGCGCCTTGGATGTAATCGACTGGCAGCGTCGCCCGGGCCGCGTCCGTGATGATCGCCATGGCCTCACGGTCGCCTTTCGCCTTCCGAAGCTGCCCGATCATCTGCCGCGCCGCCTTCTCGGGAACGTCAGCCTGTCCCAGGATTTCGACGCCGCGGTCAAAGAGCGCCTTGACTGGATCGATGGAGATGACCTTCGGCGGGTCTCGTTGGTCGATGGCGCCAGCGAACAGATCACCGTCCGGCGCATCAGCGCCCGGTATGGAGGTTCCGTTAGGAACCGTAATACCGGAAGTCTTCCCTTCCCTTCCCTTCCCTTCGTCGCCTGTAACAGTCTCTGTCACAGCGTCTGTCACAGACTCAGTGACAGAACCGTCACCATCATCGTCACCGTCGTGCGACTGTTCAGATTTGCGTTTGGCTTCAAGGGTTTCGCGCGCTTTCTTGGTCCGCGCCCGGCTGCTGCGCATCTTGCCAACAGCCTCGTCGGCAAGCTCCACCACGACGTGGTGATAGAGGCGCCCATCCTCTCCCTGCTCCCATCCGCGCAGCACTGCGCCCTTGATCTCGTCCCACCGTTCAGGCGAGCACATGGCGGCATCGGCCAGCACGTCGTCATCGGCCTCGATGCTGCCGGCCGGCACCTCGTGCCAGGAGTGCATCCAGAGGTTCATCATGTAGAACGCCAAGTCAGGACGCCGCTTGCACTGGAGCCACGCCTTGGAGCGGCGGAGACGGTCGATCACCAGCGGCATGTACGGGATGTGGCGCAGGTCGATTTGTTCGGTCATGTCACGCCCCTTTCAGGCAAAGACGCGCGTAGAGGAAGATTTCTTCGTCGGCGTGGATGACGCCGCTCTGCCGCAGTTTGGCGATGGTGAGTTTCTGCACGGAGGGACGGGCGCCACGGAGAATGGCGGCAACCGTCCGAGTGCGTGGAGACCAATCGATAGCGGAAGGCATCACGGCGCCTCCGACAGAATGCGGTCGCGGATCGCGGCCAGCCGGTCAATGACGCCCTGAACCTCTGCCGCAGTCGGGTGAGGCGACATGCCGTCAAGATCCATGCTCACCCCGTTAATCAACTGCTGAACCGTGCGCGGGCCGACGAACCGGCGGGCGGTGGCGGGGCGCTTGGGAACGGTCCTCATCGTGGCACCTCGGAAAAGCATGCAGCCAGACGCCGCGCTCATTGAATATCGTCTTCAGTCAGCGTATTATATTCACAGTGAATACGCTAATCAACAGGAGTTTCTTGACGATGATGCTCGCGCCGCATACGCTGCCGGTCATGACCGACGCCAAGCCGTTCCGAACCACCCTCATCATGTCGCCCGAGCTTCTGGAGCGGGTGAACCGCTTCCGTTTCGACAAGAGGTTCGAGAACCGGAACGACGCCATCCTGGCGCTGCTGGACTTCGCGCTGGACAACTGGCGAGACGAGCCAGCCACACAGAAGCAGTGACCGACCGAACCGCTCCCCCGCCCCTCCGAGCGGGGGTAGCTGTATTTGGGGCTGTCGCTGTGTGTGGACATCACGCGGCCTCCCGGAGAGGATGGGCTGCGGCGGCCGGGTCCACGAAGAAGCCGTAGGACTGGAAAGCCTCCAGAAACCGCCGGGCGCGCTTCTGGCAGGACTTCGCGGCTCCGTTCAGCTTGTCCTGATCCTGCGCCAGATGGTCAGCGATCCGGGACCACGCCTTGTTGAACGAGCCGTCGTCATGGAAATACAGGCCGCCGCGTTCCGGGCCGCGCTCCAGAAGCTCCTTGAGCCAAAAGTACATGGTGTAGGCGAACAGGTCCGGGTCGATGTCGTCGTCGATGCACTTCATCTTCACCAAGACGCAGGCGTCGGCGGAGATGTTGACCAGCACTTCGGCGACGTTCAGCGGGAACCGGCCGACCAGAGGTTCACGGACGGACGCCTCAAAGACCGGCATCGTCTCCTGCGCCAGCGACAGCAGTTCTCCGAAACAGCGCGGATGCGCCAGAAGCCAGTGCATCATGCTCCGCATCATGTTGCCGGCGATGGTGCATTCGACGGCGCCAAGACGGTCAGGATCGACGTTCTTCCGAATGGATGTCTTCAACACCAGATCGAGGCGCTTTTCGCTGAACTGCTTCTTGCGCGGCGCGACGGGCTTCAGGCGATAGGACAGCATCTTTCCCATGGCTCAAGCCTCCGGATAGTGGCGGATGTCGGCGGTTGTCTCCAAAGAGCAAGACTTGGCGCGGGAGACGCGTTGATGAACGCGCTGGAATGAAACGCCGAATTGTCTGCTTATCTCTCTGAGTGATTTGCCCGCGTCGTGCAAAGCTGCCATTTGCAAATCAACTTCAGAGGCAATCACCTTTGCCCGCTCATTTGCTTTGGAAGCCTTCCGGCGCAGGCCATCCCTCTCTGCGCCTGCACGTCGAAGTCTGTGATATACTCCATGAATGCCGATGCCGATCTCTTCAGCCGCCTTGGACGCGCCTTTCTGGCGATAAATCTCTACGGTGCGGTCAAGTTCGTCCGAAGTCAGTGCGCGACGGGAATGACGGCCCAACGGCTTGCTCCAGTTCTCGGGCAGGAACGGGTTTTCTTTGCAGGCTGTCATTGCGCATCTCCCTGTACCGGCGGCCACACGACGGGCGCCTTGATGCCGTTGATCGGGTGAGCCGACCACCAAGCGCGGGTCAGCAGCGGGTACTGAGCGGCAGCGTCGTAGCCGCGGCGAAGATCGGCGGCATAGCCCGCACCATGGGGCTTGGCGTAGGTCACGATGGCTTCCAGCGGGGTCATGCCGCGCCCCCAACGGCGAAGGTGCCGAAGTATCCGGGCTGACCGGCCATCACGCCAGCAACGCCAGCCATGGCATCGGGGCTGACCTTCGCTGCGGCGATCACCGACAGGGCGCGCGGGTCTCCAGCGCGGGCGGCTTCAATCACCTTCTCCGCCATCTCTTCGAGCGACAGAGGCGCGGCGGCGATGGCGGTTTCCAGCGGCGTCGGATCGGCGGGGTTCGGCTCCACCAAGTCCATGGTCACGCCGACGTGCGGTGCGTACAGCAGCATGTCTTGGAAGAGTTCGATCTGCTTGTCCGCCTTGCTCTTGTCCTTCATGCGGATGGCGACCAGCTTGTCCACGGCGTCTTGGTTGATGCCTTCGCCCTTCATCTCGGCCTTCAGGTCTTTCAGGTCGTCCTGCAGGCCCTTGATCTCGGTCTTGATGCGCTCCAGGCGGTCGGCGTAGGCGCCAAGGCGGGCGTTGGTCGTGTTGCTCATGCTTTTGTCTCCAGGATGCGGATGCCGTACAGCGCCTTCATCAGTTTCGACTTGATGATGAAGTCGCGCGTCCTTGCGCCTTTGCAGTCCTCCACGACGGTTTCCCCGTCTCGGACATAGCGAAAGTCGGCAATCCATTTGCAGATGGGTTGGTTGTTGACGACGAGTTCATAGGGTACTTGGCGCTCCAGTCTGGTGATCAGGCCGGCGCGTTCTTCGAGTTTCAGGACGGGCCAGCGACGGGCTTCGGCGGCACTGTCAAACCAGATGCCGTCAACTTTCGTCCGCTTGGCGCCGTACTTGTTGGCCTTCTTCTCCGCCCGCAGTTCCTTCTGTGCGCGCTCAGCAAAGAGCACGTTGTCGATCTGGCGCAGGGCGTCAGGACCGAGGCAGGACAGAGGTATGGCGCGGGCGGAGCGGCTCATTGCAGCGCGCCCCGCTTGGCGAGGCGGCACAGGTCGCGCTTGTTGGAAAGACCGTACTGGACGCACAGGTCGATCAGCTTGGCACGAACGTCATCCTCAGTGACGCCAAGCTCTTGGGCGATCTCCCGGTTAAGCCGCATCGCAGCGAGACGGGGAGCAAGGGTGCGGGTATCCAGCGTCGCCATGTCAGGCTCCGTACAGGCTGGAGGCGGTGCAGATCGCCACAGGAAGGCCGATGATCCGCCCGTCGCGGTTGCTGGTCTCCGCCATGCGGGAATGCGTCGGAGGGGCGTAGGAGCCAGGGCGGAAGGCGGAGAGGAACCGCTGCGTCTGATCAGAGCCCTTCTTGGTCCTCGGGATGGCGCCATTGGCCTGCCGAATTTCCAGCAAGCGCCCCTTGATCGTGGATACCGCGAGACCGCTGCGTTCCGCCATCTGAGCGCGCGACAGCCCCTCTTCCATCCATGCGCGGATGTCGTCATTCGAGGTGCGGGATGGGATGCCAACCGGACTAGCGCTGTTAGATGCAAGGCCAATCCTGCGGCGGATGTGCCAGATGGTCGCCGTCGGCATGCCGCTCTCTATGGACATTTCGACGTCGGTCATCCCTTTGGCGTGAAGGTCACGGACGATGGCTTCTCGCTGCTTGGAGTTCATGTCACGCCTCCATGCACAGGCTGGATGCCGCGGACATGGCCGGAACGGCGGGAGACAGGCGGCCGAAGCTGTTGGCAATCTCGGCAGCCTTGGAGTTCTCCGGCAGAGCAAGGCGGCTGGAGCGGCGCGCGAACGCCTTCAGAAAGCGGTCGGCGCTCTCGACGCCGGGCTCCATGTCCGGGTCGATGCGCTGCGACTTGATGGCGATGCCAAGGGCGCGGCGCCGGCAGCTAACGGTAGACGGATTGACTTTGGCGACGGCGCAGATTTCACGGTCGGTCATGCCGGCGGCGCACCATGCGCGGAGTTGGTCGTCGGTGAACTTGATGTTGGCGGGGATGATCTTGCTCATGCCGACACCCCATTCTTCCAGGCCAGGGCCTTGCGGTTAGCCGGACGCTTGGCACCGATGTGGCCGCGCTTGCTGCGGGCGCTGTCTTCGGCGAAGCGGATGCCAGCGATCAGGCGGTCATAGTTCTCGACATCGACCGGACTAATCGTGCGGATGGTGGCGCGCCCGGCAGCGATGGCGTCATCAACGATGGACTTCAGCGCCAGAGCGTCTCGACGCATGGCGGCGTCACGCTCGGTGCGATCCGGGGCGGCGTAAATGAAGTTGTTAGAGGTCGTCATGGCGGTATCCGGAGCTTGTCTCGATAAGGAGCGCGTCGTCTCGGCGCTGGGATGGGGTGGCGGGGAGTTCACTTGCCGGCGCCTCCCCGCCGTCGCTGGCACCTGACGGGGGCGGACCAGCGATTGGTGTTTGGTTCATGGCGCCACCGCCTTCCGACGGCGGAACCGCAGTCGCATGCTGCTGAACTTGCTGCGCACCGCACCGGCCCGCCCTTCGACCTTGGCAATCATCTTGCGGACTTCGGCACGGAACTTCGGGCAGCGGAAAGCCACCATCAGGAAGTCAACGGCGCTCATCACGGTCTTGCCGTGAAGCCAGTTGTAGGAGGTCTTGGCGTCCCGCTCCGCGGCGGCAGACAGCGCCTTTGAGCCGCCAAGGAACGGCGCAAACGTCGCGTTCAGGGCAGCGTGCAGGCCGTGCGCGATAGCGTCTCTGAGCTTCGGCTTGGAAGGCCGCAAAGCCTTCCCGGCGGTCGGGAAGATGTTCCCGGTGGGCATGATGTTCATTGCTGCCCTCCCGCGCGAAAATGTCCGTACACAGACTGAATGGAGACGGAACCATGGAAAACCCGAGCGACGCCAAGGGACTGAGCGGGCTCAACATCACGCCGCCGAAGGGTGATGACGCCGCCCGCCTGCTGTCCGCAGTGCTGAACACGCTGGCCGTGCTGGGCAGCATCACCAATCGCAAGCCGGAAGCCGAAGGACTGGCAATCGCTGTGGTCGATACCTTCGGAAAGCGCTGAGCCATGGCCGTAGCAGCGTTCCGCCGTTGCCCGCCGAACGGCCTTGCCCGTGCCGCTGATTACCGAAAAGACGCGGCGAAGCATGCCGAAGGCAGCTACTGGCACTGTCGCTTTATGGCTACCGCTCTGTGCATAGAGCTTCGTCACCAAAGAGACACGGGAGAGCCGACCTTGCCGTTCACGAAGCCGGTAGATTTGCTGAACTACGCAATGATGCTCCGACTTGCCGCAGCCGATGAGGAGCTTCGTGGCGCCGCCGATGAGATGGTCACATGGGCGCGCCAGCTTGAGGAATTGGCTATGGGAGGGCATGTCAGCGCCCTCCCGCAATGAGACGGGGGATCAGGTGAGCCTCAACGACGCCAACGGCCAGTGCGATTGCCATGCAGACGGCGCCAAGGATGAGGACTGCAGTGCCCATGCGCATGGCTTAGCCCTCCACCGGCTCGATGTGGGGGAGCCACATGACCATGCGGCGCTTGCCGGTGTATCCACACTCCGGGCAGCCATCCCCGACGTAGCATCCGTGTTTCGGGTCGTGCGCATATGCGCCAATCGGATAGCCGTCCTCGCTCTCAAAACAGCCGGTGCATGTCTCCGTCCAACTGCCAAGCGAGAACAGCAGATGGCCGGTGCAGTCGTCGGGCTTCCCGTCATCCGTGGTGGCGTACTTCCGGCGTCGGTCCAGCCTCTTTCCGGCGACGCTTTCAGCCTCTTCGATGGTGATCTGGCGCATCGTTCACGCCCCCTTCATCGAGAGGACCAGAGCCAGCACGGCGACGTAGACACCGACAGCCGTAGCGCAGACCGCGAAAAGGTGGAAGCGGTCACCACGGGTGAGGTAGGAGCGCCAGCCGTCTGCGTCAGTGACGGCGCAGTCCGGATAGGGGTAGGATTTGACCAGCGTGGTATGTTGGGTCATAGTACGCCTCATTCAGTGATTAACTGCGGGCTGCCAACTGATGGGGATCGGGGGCAGCCCGTGGTGTTTGTGGGATCAGGCGGACCGGAAACGCTTCTCAGCGAGAAGGAAGCCGAACAGCGGCCACAGCTTGTCGATGGCCTGCTTCTCGGCGTAGTGCTGGCCGATCTCGCGGTTGAAGTTGGCCGGATCGACGCATGCGCTTTCGCCGCGCACAGAATAGCCGTTGTCCAAGGTGATGTTGCAGATGGTGACCGTGCTGTCCGGCAGGACGGTGAAGTCCTTCGAGACAATTCGGCTCTGCATGTACTCCAGCGTCACACGCTCACCGGGCGTCGCTTCAAGAGCGGCATTGATGGCGGCTTCGGACATGATGGCAGTCTTCGTGGGGTGGTCGTTCACTCAGTCTCTCCTTGGTTGGGAAGGTTAGGCGGACTTGCCGCCGTCGATGGCGAACAGCCCGCCGATGGGCTTGCTGTCAGCCGCCAGCTTGCGGATCAGGTGATCGCCGCCGGACAGGCGCCATTCGTTCACCGCATGAACGGTGAAGAGCTTGGTGTTGCGAGCGTCACGGCGGACGACGTGTCCACGCTCCGCGCTGTGGCGGGACAGGCTGTCGCTGATGGCCTTGACGATGGGACGGCGGCCGGACTTGGGGACCTTGGCGTCAACGGCGACCTGAAGGGCCGGGACGGCATCGACAGCAGCGAAGCGACCGTCAGCGCACTTCACCAGCCCCTTCACGATGTCCGTCAGTTCGGCAATCTCACGGTCGCGCTCTTCGAGGGCGGACGCCATCAGCGTAACCACCTTCTCAATGGCAGTGACCTTGTGGACCGTCGTGCGGGCGATGCCGTCGATGCGGCGGGTGAGTTCGTCAGCGACCGTGGGTTTGCCCTCCATGCGCTCACGGACAACGCTATTCGCCCACATGTGGAACTCAGGCGAGATGTATTTCGCGTAGGCAAGGCCGATCTGCCAATGCGCAGAGGTACCGCCGTTACGACCCTTGGCAATGCGCAAAAGGTGGGAATTTTCCACCTTTTCGCCGTCGTGGGTAATCCCCAGGTTCAGCGTGTCGGCAAGGAAACTGACGAAGCGCTTTGCATCGGCAGAGTCCAGCCAATCGCCGGGGCGGCGGTCAGTCGGGCAGCCGGCGGCGCGCCACATGTCCGTCAGGCTCAGCATCTCGCCGCGAACATGGATGACTTCGCCAGTGGGATGGATCAGGTCGGTCATGCGGTGGCTCCATGGTGGGAGTGGGTGGCATTGACGTCATCTCCCCAATCAACATCAGGGCAAAGCTCATGACGTGTGATCTGCCCGCCGGTCGCGCGCTCAATGCGCGGCGCGAATTTCGGGCTGGCCCGGCCGTTCCGCATCATGCGGCTGACATTCTGTTGGGTCGTGCCAACGGCGGAAGCCATGGCGCACTGACTGCCAACGATGGCAATGGCTCGGGCGATGGGATTGGCGGTGTGTTCCATGCCCAGAACGTTACAACTTTCGTTGTTACGCCGTCAACACCAAAAAGTGTCGGGCCACTTCACAACGGGCGTTGTATCATGCTGGCTATGGATACCCTTGCAGATCGCGTTCGCGCAGCTCGGTTGGAAGCCGGCCTAAGTCAGGCCGAGCTTGCTGACCGCATTGGGAAAAAGCAGCAGACGATTGGGAAGATCGAGAGCGGGCTTACCCTCAATCCCAAATTCATCGTCGAGATTGCCGACGCGCTGAATGTAAGCCCGAACTGGCTAAAGGGTCTGTCCCCAGACAAGAAGCCCGTAGCCAGCCGGGAGCGCATTGAGGAAGAGCTTAAGGGCGTTCCCGACGAGAACCTGCAGATGATCCTTGATGCCGTCCGCCGGGCGAAGAAAGCGCCGGGGCAAGAAGCCTAACGACACCCCACAGGCTCGCCCTCATGTCATCGGGGGCGCCGTCAATCTCAGCGGCAATCTCATCCAACATATAACCACGCTCAGACTGGCCCAAAGCGCACCTCACCATTTGTCGGAACCGATTAGAACAAAACGTGAATGCAATCTCAAGCGCGCCATCCGGAAGTTTCTCAAAACCCGTCGCGCGGCGCGTGCGACCCCTCCAGCTTGTCCAATAATCGCTCCAGGTCGATGACGGAGGCGCGGCATGGGTGGCGCAGCAGATCGGCATCACGGGCTGATATGACGGCGCGGGCGCTGTGGTAAACCGGGCGTGAATGCCGCGATGGGGAAAACAGCATACTGGTCATAAGCTCCACCAAATGACATATCTCCGTATGCAGCGCGCGACTGTGGCGGGGTGCATGACGGTCGAATGTCCTAGCGGCCAGCAAGGACTAGTAGCTAAGGGGGCGCCCGCTGTAGGAGGCGGTAGCCCCGCCGTCACGCCGTCTGGCGCAACGGCGGCAACACTACCGCTTTTTGCCTACGAATGCACGGACTGCCGCATTTTAAGGCAGTAACATTGCACGCATAAGTGGGTATGCAGCCAAGCGAAACGCTATGGTTTATGCGGGTTTCATCGGATATAGTTACGTCACAAAACTTGTCGCATTTGTGACAAGTTGGGTGCGGCGGGATGACGCAGCGTCTCGTTATCACCAGTTCCGCGCATCGCACATGGGGTGCAGTTCGTAGAATGTCTGCGGATACCTGCCGCCGCCGAACACTGCCCCAGCTGCGAAGTAGCCGTTCTTCCGCTCACCGATGAACGCCCTGAACGGCTCAAAGCCGACATATCCACCGTAGGAGTTCTTGGCGTTGGCATAGCCACAGACGGCGATGTCTCCGCTCTCATCTCTGAATGCCATAAATGGCGGCCGGAACCGGGCAGACTCAGGGTCTTTCAGGTCCTTCCTAACCGCTTCCTCCGCCGCGGCCTGGAGCGCAGCGGTGACCGGCACCTTCTTGGCGGCCCAACCGACAGGGGCTGAGGGCTTGACTGCAACGCTCGACGGCTCGCTAGTCCGCTTCTCCCATTTATCCTTCAGCGCTCGATACTCACTGAATGCAACCTCTTGCGCCAGCGGGGCGCAGCTTGCCGACCGTGTTTCGAATGCAAAGCCGTCTTTAGCCGCACAATACCTAGTCGCCTGATAAGCGGGTGGCGCGCCTGCGCAGCCGGATAAGGCAATCGCAAGCAGCCCAACCATCCAAGCGCATCTCATCTAGTTCTCCATCCAGAAGCGCGAGCCATGGCAGCTGAGCGCAACCTAGTATGCCACCCCCACTTTTTCGCGGCTTCACACTTTTTGTTGTTGACGATCCACAACGGAAGTTGTAGCTTCTGGTCATCGGAACACAGCGCACCGCGCCACACCGGGGACCGCAAATGACCGCCACCGAACGCGCCGCCATTGAGTGGATTTACCGCAACCGCGATGGCCTGCCAGCCGAGATCAAGGCCCACAACTACGGCGTCACGATCCGCCGGGCGCGCGGTGATAGCTGGGACGCCCTGGAGAACCAGTACCGCTGCCTTGCCACCGAAATGGAAGCGCCTGCCATCCAGGCTGAAATCGCCGCGATCTACGCCGCCCGCGCCGCCTGACCCTCTCCCCACACCCACACAAACACACAAGGATACCGACAGCCATGAGCCGTTACTGGAAGAAGCAGCTGAACGCCACCGTCCGCGCGATCCACAACGAGATCGTGAATGCGCAAGCCCGGTCCAGCCGCGACCACGACGCCCATCAGCGCCCCCGCAAGCACATGCCGCGCTACGCCCCGGTCTGACCCCATCGCCCGCCGGTGGGGCGTCATCCCCGGCCCTCCCTGGTGCACTAGGCCGCCGGCCTAACAACTCCGGCGGCCACCTTTTCCCCGAAGGAACAACACAATGCGTTTCAACCACATTTCCGGCCTTGGGATTGCCGCGATGGCTTCGCTGCTGATGCTGGAGCAGGAACGGCGCGGCGAAGAGGTCATCACCCTCAAGCGTGCCGAGCCGATTGAGCCGCGGCCGGAACGCATTTCCATCATCGCGCCGGAGCCCGCCCCGGAGCCGCGCCGCCATGCCGGCAAGCGCGAAGCTGCCCGCCGCCTGCGCCAACTCGCCAAGCGGTCAGCCTGACCCCCACCGCGGCCCTGCCAGTCAGGGCCGGCTTCCCCAAGCAGCTAACGCGGCTGCTTCGGCAAGCTGATTGGAGAGTGACAGATGACCAAGCCCCTCTACTACGCAGAAGGCCGCAACATTCACAAGCGGCCCATTGAAGAGAAAACCGATACCGGCACGTCCATCACGCTTGGGTTTCGCTGCGCCGTTGCTGACAGGATTGTTGGTGAGGAAGGCGCACAGACCATCGCGGAGTTGATGAACCGGGGAGAAGCCGCCCCTTCCCTGCTGGAGGCGCTGGAGAAGATCGCCGAAACCTGCAACGACAGCGCCGACGCCAAGGCCATTGCCGCGGCCAACATCGCGCTGCAGGCCATCGCCTCCGCACGCTGGGAGCGCTGAGCCATGGCGAACTTCAGCTTCTGGGACGCTGTAGGCGTCTTTGTATGCCTAGTCTTTGTCGGGTTCGGCATTCAGTCGGGCCGCCACCTCGCTGACTGGCTGTGGAAGTGACGCCATGAACTTCCGCCCCTCCCCCACCGATCACGACGCCGCCGGCTTTCTCGCTGTGCGCGTCACCGTCTCCGCTGTCTGCGCCGTCATCCTTTGGGGCGGCATCCTCATCCTTAGCCTGTGAGGCACGCCATGAACATGATTTCTCCGATCCGCCAGCCCGAGATGCCCGCCATCGAAGTGTTTGAGCGCATGGCCGCCGCTGCCAAGAGGATGGGCGACGCGATTGGCATCGACGGGTACTTCCGCCTTGCCTACGAGGTTCACAAGAACGGAGCGGTCGATGCCTCCATCCACCATTGGTACAAGCCCGACCAGTACGCCTTTCCAAAGTGCGTCACGGCTTGCGCTGACGGCAGCTACCAGAACGGCAGCCTCGCCAATGCCCTGGATGAGCTGGACCGCTACGTCGATGAGCACGCCACCATCCCCGCAATCGCTGCCGAATAGGAGCGCATGCCATGGACGATCTAGCAATCATCCGCGACGCCCTGAACGACGGGCTGCGGGCAGCGGAAGCCGGCTTGGAAGCATCCTACGGCCGGTTCCCATCAATCGACGCGCGGGATGCTGAATGGCACACGATCCGGCACCGCGTCGCCATCAACCGCAACGCCTTGGACGCCTTGGATCGGCTTCGCTCACGGCTGAACGGCATCAGCGCTGCATCCTGCCCCATCGTTCACCATGACGACTGCACCTGTCACCTGCTTGGCGAGACGTGCTCATCCTGCAACGAACGCTACCGTGAAGAGGAGGCCGCATAATGGCCTTCAACGCCCGCGCCGCCGATCCGGAGAACCGCGAACAGATCGCCGAACTCCACCGCCTCATCTCCCGAGCTCATGCCATAACCCGCGACCTGATCGGCGCCAAGGTGGACGGCTTGGAATGGGTGGACGCCTGCCTCATCGACGCCGGCAGTGATGTCGTCGGGATTTTCAACAACTCAGAGCCGATGAGCTTCCGATGAATGCGATGAACAACCTGCGCCACGAGACGCGCAACGCCTCCATCCTGCGTGACGAGCTGATGCGCCGCTTCCCGGCACTGGCGGAAGATGCACAGGCGCTCGCTGATACGCTGGAAGGCGAATGCGACCTGGACCGCGCCATTTCCGCCGTGCTGGCGCAGATCGAGGAATACGAGACTGCCGCCGCTGCCGTCGCTGAGCAAATCAAGGCGCGGCAGGCCCGCAAGAAGCGGCTGGAGGAAAGCGCCGACACCATGCGCGGCGCCATCCTCGCTGCGATGGAAGCCGCCGGCATGAAAAAGCTGAGCCTTCCGGAAGCGACTGTCTCGGTCGGCAACCGCCCTGCCTCCGTCATCGTCACCGACGAAGCCGCCGCCATCGAAGCCGGCTTCGCCAAGGTCAAGTCCGAGGTGGACAAGACCATGCTGAAGGACGCGCTGAATGACGGATACAGCTTCCCGTTCGCCGTGATGAGCAACGGCGGAACTTCCATCACGATCCGGAGGAGTTGAGCAATGTTCGGCCCGACGCCAACCAATGGCAGACACCCGAAGTGCCGTGGCTACATGATCGACACCCCAAACGGCAGGGATTACGACTGCGAATATGGCTCAGAACTGACCTGCGACGAATGCAAATATGGCCTCGGTCGCAAGGACCCGGAGGCAAAATGCAACCAGCCGAAGGACGCCTGACCATGACCGACACCGCCAACACCGCCCTGTGGGACACCCTCCGCGTCATCGACAGGAAGGCGACCAAGCCTTTCCAGAAGACCGGCGGGTTTCGTGGAACCCAGATCGACCCTTGCTGGCGCATCGAGCGGATGACGCAGGTGTTCGGCCCTGTCGGGCAGGGCTGGGGATGGGAGCAGGTCGGCATTCACTTCACCGACGGTCTGGTGTTCGTCTGCGTGCGCGTCTGGTACGTCCCCGCCGGGGAAGCGCCGGCATGGCCTGCGGTCAACGGCGCCCCAAGCAACGCCCGCTGGACCGGCCCGCAGTGGGGCGGGGATGTGCTGACGCTCAAGCGGGGGCAGAACACGTTTCCGAATGACGAAGCGCCCAAGATGGCGATGACCGACGCGCTTGGGAAAGCGCTTCTGTCCATCGGGCTTGCCGCCGATGTCTACATGGGGCTGTTCGACGACAGCAAATATCGCGACCTGAACGAACGGGAAGAGGATGAGAAGCGCAACAGCGGCCCCAAGCCCTTCGACACTGGCGCCTTCTCCGCCAAGGACGCCAAGTCGTGGGCTGCAGAGTTCCGCCGCCGGATCGGTCTGGCTCCGTCCGTCGATGCGCTGAACGCATTCGTCAAGAACTGCGGCCCCACGCTGAAGCAGATCGGCACGGACGATCCCGACACCTACGAGGCGCTTAAGGCTGGCGTGGAAAGCCGCCGGCAATCGCTGACGCCTTCGGTAGCGGCGGAGTAGGCCATGCTCCCCCGCACCACCGCCAAGCGCCAGTCCTCCGGCATCGACACAAGCGCGCTTCCCTTTCCGAAGGGAGGCCGCAAGCCGGGGAGGATCGACAAGTCCGCCCTTGCCTTTGGCGAGCCGGAGCGCATCAGGGACCGCGCCTATCTGGACAGTTCCAACGGGCGCGCTTGCGAGTGCTGCGGTCAGCTTTGGAACGGTGCCGTCGTCGCTGCCCACGTCAGCATCGAGCAAAGCGCCGGCATGGGGTTGAAGGCTTCCGACGATCTCACGCTGGACCTCTGCCACACCTGCCATTCGGATTTCGACAACGACCCGCGCGGGCACGCTGTCTGGATCGCTGAGAACATCGTCATGAAGTGGCTGCGACATCGCTACCGGGCTTGGTGCCGTGGTGGCGAGCGCGCCCGCAGGACGCTGAATGCCCGCGCCGCTATGCCGGAGAATGACCGATGAGCAACTTTGCCCTGCTGATTGAGGACCAAAACGGCTTTCTGTGGGAAGACCCAAGGGTATTCGACGCTTTTGCCGACGCTAAGGATGAAGCGAAACTCCGTGTCCGACGCGGGAATGTCCCGAAGGGATACGATGCGCGCATTTACCGCCTGAGCTTTGTCGAAGAGGTGACAAAGTGACTGATGCAGTAACTGCGGGAACATTTTCAGACTTCAAGCTGGTGAAAACTCGCAAGGTCGCTCAGTTTGTGATAGAGTTGCCCTTGGAGCGAGCGGACGAGGCCTTGGAGCTTCTTGGAGGCCTGCCACGGCCTGACCGGGAAGTTTGGGTGGCAATCGCCCGGCTGAAAAGCGCCCCGTTCACCAACCCCGCCCCGCCTGCCACCGAACCGGAGCCGCAGGCCGCCACCCCTGCCGAGCCTGACCGCCGCAAATGGACGGAACTGCCGTTCAGCCAGAGGGCGGCCATGCTGTGCCAGGACAAGCTGTTCATCGACTTTCTCCGCGAGCGCTTCCCAGCCTACGTCTCTCCGACATTCGACGCCGCGCCGGCCGATCTCGCAGACAGTGCCCTAAAGGCCCTGTGCCGTATCGGCAGCAAGCGCGAACTGAACACCGACCACGACGCAGCCGAACGCTTTGACCGCCTGTCCCGCGCCTATTGGGCATGGAAGCAGGAACCCGTCAGCCCGGCCGCCTGAACCCACCGCGCCGCCTATGGCTGGACGCTGATAGAGGACAATGAGCATGACCGACAAGACCATGAAGATTGGTGATGAAGTGTATTTGGCAGACGGCAGCCTCTGCCAGTATGCCGGCGCCCTCGACGGAGGGCAGCATGCCGTGCGCCATGTCTACGAAAGCGACGGCGAACCGTGGGTGTCCGACCGGATCACCGTCGTCGGAGCCGTCTTCAAAAAGGCTCCGGTCGAAGTGCTGGATGCGCGGGTCGCTGAGCGGCGCGGCGAACTCTCTGAGATTGATGAGCGCCTTTCCGCTGCTCGGCAGGAAGCTCTGACGCTTGAGCGCCAGAGGGTGGCGACGGCCAAGGCAATCGCCGCCTGCCGGCCCGCTGAAATCGTGGCGGCGTGGCTTGCTGGAAAGGTCACGCACTTCGTGATGCTGGACAGCGACGCCGGCCCTTCCCTCCGCCCGGCCAACGCTGCCTTCAAGAAGCAATTCGGCGGGGGCTTTGCCCCCGCCGATGAACTGAAGGTCACCCTCGACAGGTCTGCCGGCAGCACCCCATGGGTCTACCGCATCGGCGGAGAAGGCCACGCCGCCGTCCCATGCCTGTCGGAAGAAGAAGGGACGGCCGCACTCGCGACGGAATGGAAGCGCTTCTGGACGACAAAAAGGCAGCGCATGCCTTGGAACCCAGAACTCCCTGTGACGCGGTGTCGGGCAGCCGGGCTGCCGATCCCCAATTGGTACCTTGAGCAGTTGGAGAACGACAAGCGCGCCGCGGCGCAGAAGCGGCTGACGGACGCACAGAAGGTCCTTGATGAGGCAAAGGCCGAACTCGCGGCCATCGCTTCCGCCACCCCCTCCGCCTGAGGCCCGCCATGACCGAAACCACCACGACCACGATTTCCGACGACATGTGCCGAGCGGCCATCGAAGCGGGAAAGCCTGACCGCATCCAGGGCTTCACATATGAGATCAACGGACAGGTTACGCATGTCGTTCGTGATTTGACAAAGCCGGTCGGAGACAGCGCGCACAAGCTTTGGGTGGGGAGCAGCCATCCTGAGATGATGGAGCGCTGCGCCATCGAGCGGATGCGCTTGCAACTGGCGGCCGCTCTGGCCGCCCCGTCTCCGGCGCCTGCCGCCCCGTCCGCAGCGCAGCCCGTCGCATGGATGTGCGAAGACCTGATCCTCCCGGACGACAAGCCTCTCTTTACCCAGGTTCGGGAGCACGCGGAACGCCGGGCCGAGGCGATGCACGAGGGCAAGCCCGCATGGCGCGTCACGCCGCTCTATGCCGCCGCTCCCGGCGCACAGCCCGCGCAGGACGGCGCGCCGCCCCTGGAATTCGGCTACACGAACTGGCGCGGCGAATACGCCCGTCGCCGCGTCCAGCCGATCCGGACTTTCTTCGGCTCCACGGAATGGCACCCCGATCCGCAATGGCTGATGGAGGCGACCGACTTGGACAAGGGCGAAGTTCGGGCCTTTGCGGTCAAGGACATGGTGTTTGGTGCCCAGCCCGCGCAGGACACGACCGAGACGGCCGAGTGCCGGCGCATCCTCGAAGAGATGACCGCGCTGTTCGAGATGGATGACGAGGCGCAGCAGCCCGGCACCGACAGCTACACCGTGCTCAAGCAGGCGCAGGATTTCCTCCGCTCAGGGGAGGGCCGGTGATGGCTGAGCCAGCAAGCATCAAGGAGCGCATGGAAGCACTCGGGTGGAGCTTTCAAGTCGATTACGACTGTGACGGCGAGAAGCTGATCGCAGGCGCCATCAAGCTTCGCCCCATCGCCGGCCGCCCCGGCTTCTATGACGTGGCCGCCTACGACAACGAGACCGCATACCGCGAGGACCATGCCTCCTGCCGGGCTGCTTGGAAGGCCGAGTGGGAAGCTGACGGCAAGCCCCAGGAGCCCGCCCAATGACCGCCACCCCCACCGCCGCGACGCCGACGCCCGAAGAACTGGCGGCCCGAGTTGGATGGTCACACGAAAGCGGAATGCGCCTGTGCGGCGAGAAGGACATCGCCGCCGCGATCCGACAGCACTCCGAGGCCCAGCGGGCGGAGATCGAGCGGCTCCGCGTCATGGCCGACGAGCCAACCACCAAGCGCGTGTGGGACGGCATCCAGGCCATGGCCGGGCTCTTCGCCGATCCGGACCACATGCCGACCGTGCTGGAGTTCAAAGCCGCCTTCGACGCCGCGTTCGTGATGGACGGCAAGCCCTACGACGTGGAGCGCATCAAGGCCGAATGGCAGTCCGACTATGCGGCGATGGAGGCCCGCGCCACCACCGCAGAAGCCTCCCTGGCCGCAATGACGGCAGAGCGGGACGAGGCGATAGCCGACTGGCAGGGCGCCAATGCCGAATGCCACCGTCTGGCGGAAGATGCCGGCGCCACCGAATGCACACTGGAGCGCGTGCGTGGCGAGTTGGCCGCATCGCAGGAGCGGGAGAGGGCGCTGCGGGAGGCGCATACCAACGCCATGGGTCAGTTGAATTGCGCCATCTACCGAGCTCGCCACATCGCCAAATGGCATGCCGACCCGAATTGCGATGTGAAGGCGCGGGCGGAAGAGGTTGAGGCGCACGCGCGAGCTGCCAAGGAAGTCTTGGTCGCAGCCCTGCAGACGAAGGAGGACGTCAATGGCCGCTGACCTGATCGGCACCGCCCGCGCCATGCTGGACGCCCTGAACGACATCAACCGAGTAATCCTCTACACGCGCAACGACCAGTCCCACCGAGACGCCGTTCAGGCCGTCCGCAAGCGCATCAGCGCCGCGCAACCGGCCATGCGCGAGGCGGCGCTGATGCTGAAGGAGACCGATCATGACCGCTGACCTCATCACCCGCGCCCGATCCGCTGAGACGCGCGACGAAGAGTGCGCAGTGATCCGGGATGCCATTTACCAATTCATCACAGACGGGGATACCGCGCTCGCGCTGCTCGGCATCATCGTTGCCGTTCTGTCCGGACGCGCTCCACGCGCCGTCCTGCTTGGCGTCGTAGCTGCGCTGGTGCCGGAGGGTTGGGGTTTCGTCGGCGCCCGCGACCACGACACTCTCGCCGCCTATGGCAACGCCTTCCACCCGTCGATCAATGAGGGTCGAGACCCCGCCGATATGGTGTGCTCGGGCGATTGCCATCGCGGCTCAACCGCCGCTCTCGCGCTTCTCATCGCTGTTCTGGAGGCCGCCAATGGCTGATACCCGCCTCCACGAACTGAAGGCCGACCCAACGCCGTTCAGCGACATCGTGTCCGGACGCAAGCGCGCCGAAGTCCGCCGGGATGACCGCGGCTTTCAGGTCGGCGACAAGCTGTTCCTCTGCGAGTTTGACCGGCAGACGCAGACCTACAGCGGCCGGCAATGCTGCGCTCAGATCACGCACATCCAGCGCGACTATGGGCTGCCGGAAGGTCTAGTCGTCCTGTCGGTGGACGTGCTGTCAACGCTCAACGTGGTTCCTGAGGCCGCCGGCCAGACCGGCGGGGGGGGGGAG